ATGGCCTCATACCGGAAACGCGGCTCGACCTGGCGCGCGGAAGTCGCCAAGGGCGATATACGCGAATCGGGCACGTTCGATACCAAAGCCGAAGCCGTCGCCTGGGCGACGAAGCTCGAGGCGGAGATCGACGCCGGACGCCGTCGATCATACTCCAAGGTGCAGAAAACCCTGGCCGACACGATGGACGAATATCTCGACAAGGTGTCACCCGGCATGGGCAAACACGACTGGAACGTGACGCGCATCGCCTTTTTCAAGGAGCCGGAACAGATGGGAGGCTTCGTTGGCGATCTGGTGCGCAACATCAAGCCTGAGCAGATCACCCGCTGGCGTGATAAACGACTGAAAGTGGTCAAGTCGTCGACGGTCAACCGGGATCTCAACCTGTTATCGGCCATATTCGAGGCCGCCCATAAAGACTGGAAGTGGATCCATTCGAACCCGGTGCACGAGGTCAAGCGGCCAAAGGATCCGCCGTCGCGCAGGCGCCGTGTGCCCGATGAAGATGCGCGGCTCATGACGACGGCGCTCGGGCTGACGGACGACGGGCCCGTCAAGACGACCCAGCAGTACACCGCGCTTGCTTTCCTGATCGCGATCGAAACTGCGATGCGCCAGGGCGAGATCGTCGGTACGATGCGATCGAATCTGCATCTGTCGCAACGCTATGTGCACATTCCAAAATCGAAAAACGGCGATGCGCGCGACGTCCCGCTCTCTTCAAAAGCGATGGCGCTCTTCGAAAGACTGCCCGAGATCAAGGGCGAGCCGCGATGCTTCCCGATTGCGCAGGCGAGCGTCGACGCGCTCTGGCGGAAGGTTCGAACGAAGGTGGCGAAAGAGAAACCGCATATTGCGGATCTGAATTTTCACGACTCGCGGCACGAGGCGACGACGCGACTGTCGAGGAAGCTGAACGTGCTGGCGCTGGCCAGGATGATCGGCCACCGCGACATTCAATCGTTGATGATTTATTACGACGAGACGGCCGCTGAGTTGGCGGCCCGTCTTGATTGAGGTGGGTTGCGTGTGAAAAGTGCAAATAATGTGTGGCTGTGCGACTTCTGCGGCAAGAACCAGTACTCGGTCGAAATGATCGTGGCCGGGCGCGACGGCGCTGCGATCTGCGACGAGTGTATTGACCTGTCCAAAGAGATCGTCGATGAACGACGACTGGAAAACAAGCCCTCGTCCGTCGTTGAGGCCGCCAGGGGTTGGGCTCGCAAGCTGGGTCAGAGGCGTTAGGTAACCAAAACTCTCCCGTCAATGCACTTGCTTTCGCCGCCGCCCCGGTCGGGGCGTGGGCAGTACTCCTTTGTTCATTCGTGCCCACTCGAGTACGTCGCTGGCGAACCAGCGGCGCTGCGCCTGCTTGCTGTCGACGGGGCGCAAGGCGGCGGGAAATCCCTGACGCGTGACGACGCGCAACTCGACCGTTTGTTTTGACAGGCCAAGCCATTCACCGATCTGTTCGGTACTCCAGAGAGTTTCCTCGAGCTTGCGCGGTTTTTCCAGAGCGGCGACGAGGCGCGTCAGCGCGGGCAGTAGTTCCTTCAGTTCAGTCATGTCCATAGTTCACCCCTTGCGGCGGGAATCAAAGAGTAGCGCCCGCTTTTTGCGACGCTTTGTAGTCGATCACGAGTTATTCACAGGCAGTGGCCGCACATGACCGGTTTTGAGGTTGACGAACGCGCCGCACCAGGTGAGCTCTCTGTGCCGGAAAAACTCCCACAGAATTCCTAGCGCTGGCGTGACGATCGCCTGATTGATAAAAAGCTCCTGACGCTCGAGCGCCTCGGCAAGTCCGCAGCTCGGCGTGTCGTCTTCGGGTACCGATGTGTCGATCAGTTCCGGCAGCACGTCATACGGCCAGCGCAGCGGGACGCCTCCGGCGTGCGGCGCGGACGGGCTGGCACCGAAAATGACCTGGCCGTCGCTGGCGCGATTGCCGAGATCCATCACATAGGCTGCGGTGCTTCGAAGCGTCCTGGCCAGCTTCGCGCGGGCCGCCGCACTGTCGACACAGACGATCGCGATGCTCGCGCCGACGTGCACCAGTTCGCTGGCGCCTGCATGTATCGGCCGCGCATGCCAGTCGAGGCCAAAGAACGCATTCAGACGATGGACAAGCACGACGCTTTTGTGCTGGCCGATGTCGGCGGGGCTGAACAACTGCCGGCCGATGTTTGCCTCGCTCACCGTGTCGCCGTCGAACGCCGTGACCTGCAGACCGGGATGCCCGAGCGCAGTGAGTGCGTGGTTCAGCCGTGCAAGGCCCGTTAGCATCTGCGAGCCATTGCCGCCGCAACCGATGAGGGCTACATTCACGCACTTTTCGAGGAAGTGCGCGGGCGTAATATGCGTCATGACACCCTCCGCAGCACGGGTTCTTTTCTCCACCATAGCGGGCCAGAGTCACGGCCGATCAGCGCTGCACATTCAGCGATTGCGCGGCGCTGCGCGCGACGCCGTTCAGCGCAATCCAGATCGGGCAGCCTGTCGACGTTGATATCTTCGTGCGCAAAAACCAGCAGCGCACCCACGCCCGCTGACGCTGCGACATACCCATCGTGATGAGTGACGTTGACGCGTGCCGCGGCTGCCAGTTTCGCTGAGTCAGAATCGCGCCTGAGCGGATCGAACGGGCTCCACTGAGCAGAGGGGGCATGACGCGGGCGCACGTGGACGACCGCGTGATATCGGCGCGACTCCCAGTTCGCGGCGCGCGCCGCGTAGTGAATGATGTCCAGGTTGTTCATGCTGGCTCCGGAACTTTGAAAATCGCGTCGGTCGGAACCTTGAGTGGCACGAACATGCCGAGTACGCAGAGCCGGAAGGCGACGCTCGGCGTAGCGCCTTCGCCGAGTCCGCCGAGCACCGCCGAGATTTTCACCTCGCCGGCGTCGTCGGCGTTGTCCTGGTCGCTGAAGAAGGCCGCCCCGTCACCGTGGCTATGGATATCGATCGCGAGGCTCTCATGTGCGGCGAGTTGCGGCCGTTCGAATGTGATCGACCCGGGCGTAGCTTTTGAGACATGCAACGCCTTGTAGGCCAGTTCCTTCTTCTGCTGATCCCACACGACCCATGCTGCGTGTTCATTCGGCAGCGCTGCTCGCGCCTCCTCGGCGAATGCCTGCAGGAACGGGAGCGCAACGCCGAGTCGGCCAAAGGCGAGTTCGATCTTCGGCTCGATGTCGCCGTACGGCGGGCGCGGGCCGGTATCGTTGTGCTTCGCGAGTTGTTGGATGACGTGCAGCCAGGGGCGGCGCACTTCGATGAATACGCCTTGCGCCGTCATGAGAAAGCGGTGGCCGACATCGGCGAGCGGCGCGAACTTTGCGTGTTTCGGTACAGCGACGGTCGGAGCGCTGTCGAACAGCGCGGCATCGAGCGGGAGGTTTTCGTCGTCTTCGGCCGCAGCGATCACACGTGGTTTAGCGCGGGCCAGTTCGTCAGTGACGCCTTGCGAGAATTGCTCAAGCGCAGCGGCGATGGTTCTGAGGCCTTCCTGGGTGGCGTTCTGGAATGAGGCGAGCAGTTTATCCATGATTCAATCCTTGTCGGTCAGGTTATTGATGACGTCTGCGAGCGTGCGTTTGGTGTCGATTAACTGGTGGAGGGGGAATTCGGCACCGTCGAGCAGATCGAGCCAGAGTCGCACGGCGCCGCCGCGTCTGCGGATCAGGCGAGGGGTGTTCGCGTGCGTGAAACGGCTGCGAAAGAACGCGTCTTCATACGGCTTGATGCTGTCGCTGCTGATCGTCTTCGGCGTGTCGGCGTTGCCAACGCAGATACGCCCGTCGTCCCACACGTTGAAGTAGGGTGCCTGATACAACCTGGAACCCGCTCCCGGGCGTTCGTTGTGGCGAAGCGCAAATACGGACCAGCTGCGCCTGTTGACGATGAACAGCAGCGGCGGGTGATTGCACTCGCCAGAGCGATCGGCGAGCTTGCTGGTCGTTTTGAACCAGACCCTGCGCGAGCCGGCGGGAAGCCACCATGCGAGCGTGTTAGGAGCCAGGTAGACCACGCGGTCGTGCACGAAACCCCGGTAGCTGGTTCGCTTCGCTGCAAGCTCAACGAAATCGGCAAGGCCCTCGAGCGTCATCGGGGTGCCGGGCAGTAGTACGGGACGATCATCCACAACGCGTGCTGTGTGTTGTGTCGCGTAGATGTCGCCGACCTTTGACCGGTAAAAGAGCAGCGCGGCGTCCAGTTCAAGGTCGATGTTTCCGCGGTGATGGATCACAACGTCGTTCATGCGAACACCCTTACAAGAGTGCGTTGTTGTTCAAACTCCCTCGAGCCGAGCAGGTCGAGTACGCGCTCGGCCGCGCCGGCAAGCATTGCTGTCGCGCGCATCTGTTGCAGCCAGGTCGAAATGGAGTTATCGGAAAGGCGCAGACCGGTGATGGCGGCGGCCTCGACGCAATCGCCCTGGGCGCATTCGTGACCGAAGTCGTCAATGACTCGTCCGATCGAGTCGTCTTCTGTCCATCGCAGGATCAGCGTGAAGTCGACGAGTTCGCCGCCGGCATCGGGTGACGAAAGGTCGGCGAATGGCCCGCACCAGCGCAGCACCTGCCACAGCTCGTCCATTGCGTTCAGGACGGCTTGCGCAAAACCGTCCGGCCTCGCAGCACGTTCAAGCTGCGTGCGAGACAGGGTGCGGTTCGGGCGCCCTACCCATTTCGGCATCTGCCCATAGATCTGGCTGTGCGTTACGAAGTCGGTGGTCGCGAGGAGCTCTTTCTTCGAGGCAACACCGTAATACATCAGGGCTTCCCTGATGGCGGTGCTTTCGTCACTGATTCCCTGCCAGTAGGTGAACTCGGCGATGCTTATTGCCGTGCGCGTGGTGCACACCAGCGGAAGCAGGTCGAGGGCGTCGTAGAGCGCTGCCAGTACCGTCTGGCCGAACCCGGCACGCAGTCCTTCGAGGTGGCCGATTGCCGGTCCGATGCATACCTGGGCGCAACTGAACGGACCGTGCCGCGTGCCGAGCCGTGCCCAGATCAAGTCGGGGTTGGCCTCGCGGGAGTCGGGCCGGTAGTAGCCTTCGGCGCCGCAGTACTGGTCCTGCTCGATATGCAGGTGCCAGTCGAATCGCGTAAGGTCTCCGGTGATTTCGCGCCATCTGCGTGTCAGCGCTTTCGCGCAAAGTGCGATTTCCGACGACGGCCGGCGCGAGACGTCGGCCTCGGAGATCACGCCGTTATCGAGCAGTGACAACGCGAACGGCCGGGCGAACGCATCGCCTGTCTGAATGACGTAACGCGGCGGAATCCCGTCGAGTGACGGCAGGGCGATGGATGAAAAGCTCATGGCAGCACCGGCATCTGTTCGCGTGGCAACTGAAGGCGCGGGCCCGTGCTGCGTCTGCTCGCTATTTCGAGCAGCGCGCAGGCAAGCTGGCCACCTAACGCCACGCCCGGTAAGGCGGGGGTGTCCGGACCACACAGCGTGCCGCGCTGCAATTCCCGGCGCAATTGATCGAGTGTCATGGCGATCAGGCGGCGTAGCGGTTGAATAGCGCCCCGATAAACACGACTTCCTCGTCGAGCAGCGGGCATGCGTGGGCGGTTGCGAAACGGTCCGTTTCGTTCAGGTACGCGCGCACGGAGTGCGAAACGCGGTCGGAACGCAGAATCTCGTCGATCTGCAGGCGGACATCGGGTTCGGCGGTTCCCGATCCCTTGGTGCCGACTGCACGACGGAACGTGAAGACGTTCCTGTTGCCGACGACATCCGGCCCCTCGATCTCGGCGTTGACGATCTCCGGATAGGTGTTCGCGTAAAAGTCACGAACCTGCTGGAGCGTGAATGTCGGGGAGGGATCGGTCAGTTTCGCGCCGTTGTACCTGAACTCGCGCGCAAGTGCCTGGGTCTTCATGGGCGTGCTCCTCAGAAAATGTCGACGCCGTCTGCGTCGGGTGCTGCTGCCACCGCCACTGCATCGGCGGGAGCGCGCGGCGTGTCGCCGGCGGCGGCTGCTTCGCTGTCGAGGCCGGGAATCGCGGTCTGCCGCGGATCGACGTGCAGCGCCTCCTGCTCGACCCTGTCATTGGCCACCGGCGGCTGGTTCGAATCGGCTGCATCGCCCGATCCGCTTCGTGCCTTGCGTCCCGGCTTGCCCTTCGTTGCGGCGGGTGCCGGCGCGGACTTGCCCGTTCCGTTGGCCTCGCTCGCCGCGCGTGCCTGGTCGAGTACCGATTGCGTGCTCGGTTCATAGATCGCGACGGCCTCGGCGAAATCGCGATCGAGGTCGTCGGGAGTGGCGAGGATCGACAGCGGATAGAGTGTCTTTTCGCCTTTGACGTCATCCTTGGCGCGCGGCGTGACGTTCACGCGCAACTGGTCGCCTTCGGCCGTAATCAGCAGGGTGAGCGTCGTTTTCTGGGCAAGCGGATACAGCGATGCAAATAGGGACATTTGCCTATCTCCGGAGAGGTTAAGAGTCAGTGCTGCTGTGAGCGCCACTCGACGAACGGGCGGCGCAAAAGGTTGTGGAAGCGTTCTGCCGCAGCCTTGTCGGTCGCTAGCGCCCGGCGACTGTCGATTCCGCAAACGGTGCGGATGATTTCTGCCGCTTCTTCGGCCGTTAGCTGTTCGACCTGTGACGCGGACGACAGCCACTCGCGAAACCTTGGATCGCGCGGCAGCATGCCGGCGAGTTGCGATATGTTTGGCATGGTTGGTCATCAGGCCGCGAGGCCGTCGTAGTTGCGATCGGCGAAGTCTGTGTCGCCGGGGAAGCGGCCGGTGCCATCGCTGCGATACCAGCAGAAAAGAGAGCCCCGGCGATGCGGAAACCAGTAGCCTTCGCAATCGCACCGCGTCTTCGTCGTATCGCGCCGGTTCATCCAGCGGTCGAGCCGGTAGGTGCGCCGGCCGCAAACGGAGCAGCGCGGTAAACTGGCGAACTGGTCGGGGTGCTTGCGCAGGCAGCGACGAGTCGCGCAGTGGCAACAACGGACGTGATATCGGATCATGGTCAGTCGTCGAAATCGCCGCTGGCGCGACGCTTCACGTCGCCTCGTTCACGAAGGCGCCGCTGTTCGCGGAGCTCGCGGGCGCGCGCCGACGATTCGAGCGTCTGCCGGACCTCGGGTTTCTGGATGGCCGTGTCGAAATTGCCCACCATGTGCAGCAGCTGCCATTCGACGCGAAGCAGGTGCCGGGGAAGGTGGCTCTTGTCCATGACCATCGCCTCAGATTTGCCGGGGCGCCGCAGCGCGAACGACCGGAGCACCGTCGTCGTCGGAATCGACCGCGGCGAGGGCGAACGTCACGAGTGCGGCGATTAACCAGATCTGCCAGAGCGGAAGCGGTTTTTTCATCGCGTGTCCCGCTGTCCGAACGCCAGAGAGATGCCTGCGGCGAGCACGGCGCCGGCGAACGAGCGAGTACGCTGATAGCAGTCCCGCAGGGAGTTCTCGTATTGTTCAGTTCGGCGTGGCCGCTGAATGAAGGCCGCCAGCTCGCCGTTCGTGAGGCGCTGGCCAATTGCGGGGCTGTGGCTGCTCATTGCTCAGCCCTGAACGCGAATGACGTCAATCACGCGCGCGCAGCCCGTCAGACGCATAGCGAGATGCGCCGCGTAGATTGCGTGGGTGGCTTTGAGTTGGATGAAGGGCGTGAGCGGACTCGGCTCATCGCCCTTCATAAGGTAATAGCAGCGGTACGACGACATGTGACTCTCCAACAAACTAGGTTGGTTGGAGAATAACAAATAAAATTGGTTATATCAACAAATTTACTTTGTTGTGACGGTCGACGCCTGCTTTCCTACCGCCCGTAATTACGTGGCCGGTCCTGCCCCAGATCGATAAACGAGCTTTCCAACGATCCTGAGCAGGCCCATCTCGGTCGCGGGGATAAATCGATCCGGGAATGCCGGATTGTAGGAATGCAGGCGTACGCCGCCGCCGGATTCTTTGAAGACCTGCTTCACAAGGGCCTCGTCTTCAAAATGGACCGCGTAGATTCCCCCATCTGACACCCGCGTCTTCGCTTCGTCGATCATGAACACGTCGCGATGAAACAGGAAGGGCTCCATGCTGTCGCCGCGGACGACCAGTAACTTGCAGTCTTGTGGCTTTGAGCCGATTGAGCGGAAGAACGACATATTGAACGGTAAAGCCTTCTTTTCCCGTACTTCCCACTGAATGGCCCCGTTGCCCGCCGAAAAATGATACTCATACTTGTCAATCCACACTCTTTCGGAATCCTCGGGTAGGTCTTCGGGCGTCTCCCATACGAGCACGCCTCCTTTTTGTTCTTGACGTTCGGCTGACTCGCCGCCGTCTGCCTGCACTTCGCCGAATGTGAGCCGCGCCGACGTCACGCCTAGCACTCGGGCGATTGCGTCAAGTTCCCGAGGCCGCAGTGATTTCCCCGTTTCGATATTGTTGATGTACTGCTGGCTGATTGGCTTTTGCGAAAGCTTGGTCGCTTCTTGCGCCAGGTCGGCTTGGGAGAGTCCAAGTGCTTCGCGAGCGCGGCGGAGGTTGTGGGCGAGGTTCATGCGCTGAGAATACAAATAAATTTTGTGCCCCACAAACACACTTAATTTGTTGAATCAACAAACAAGCTTTGTTATGCTGGGCGCCTCTGAACGAGCGGGTAACAAAGTGCGAAGTCTTGGACTGGTCCGGGCAATTGGTCTTGCGGGTACGCAGGCTGCGCTGGCAAGCGCGCTACAACGAGTTGCGCCCAACGTGAAACAACAGCACGTCAGCTATTGGCTCGCCCATGGCGTCCCGCTTCGCCGCGCGCAGCAAATCGTCCAGGTACTGCCCGCGGCGGGACCGGTAGCCGACTTTTATATAGACGTCGGTGACGCCGTTGGTTGCGACTCCCTGTGCGGACCGGCTGGCTGAACCAGTCGTGCCATGAAAGTCGCAAATGCCAATTCGGATCGCCGCGACTGGATATGGGCGTAGATCACCTCTTTGGTTTTTCGAGCGAGGAACGAGCGCCTCGCCGTGCCGGGCCTTTTCCCTTGCTTGTTCATTTGCTTCACCGTTTGTTGTTGATGGACGCATCGTATGAAAACAGTGCGTGCGTAAACAGCATGAAAAACAGTTATCCACAAGGGGGTAGCGTGACCTGCCGATACAGCGATACAACATGGACCGATGTGCTCTACACCTCAGTGCTGAAAACGCCGGGAAAGGTTGAGGATGCCGCGCGCTTTCTTACCGACCGTCGCGGCATCCGCATTACTGGCGAATCGCTTCGTCTGAAACTGCGCGAAGTGGAGGGCGCCCGGATCTCGGGCGAAATGTTCGAGCTGCTCGTCGAATGGATGCTTGAGAAAAACCAGCCGCACGCGCTCGATGCCGTGCACGCGTTCAACGCGCGCTTCGGCCTGGTGGCAGCGCTGAATCAGCGGCCTGATCCGGAGGAGGGTATTACTGCGCTTGTCACCGCTGCGCTCGGCGTGAGCGACAAAACCGGCCGCCTCGCGGAGGAGGTTCGGCGCGCCGCATCCGATGGCGTCATCGATCCTCGCGAAGTTGAGGCGATCGAACGGATCGGGCGCGACGGTCAGCGCCAGATCGAGCAGACGATCACGACCGCACGTGCTGCGGCCAGCATGAATCGACAGTAAGTCGCGTTTCGCTCACCGGGGGAATACATGGGTGCAAATGACCCAGTGGAAGCGCACGCGCCTATCGCATCGACTGAGTCCGAGCAGGCTGTGCTGGGCGCACTCATGCTTGATAACAGCGCGTACGATCGGATCGGCCAGCTGCTGGCGGAAGACGATTTCACGGTATCCGATCACCGCCTCATTTTCCGGGCGATCACGCAGTTGATCCTCGGGCAGAAGCAGGCCGATGCGATTACGGTGTTTGAGCGTCTGCAGGCGACCGGGGCTCGGATCAAACAGCCGCTGCAGTACCTCAATGAGATCGTCCAGTCGACGCCGGGCGCGGCCAACGTCGCGCGATACGCGGAGATCGTTCGAAACCGGTCAATGCTGCGAGGCTGTCGTCGCGCGGCGATGCAGGTGATCGATATGTGTCACAACACCGCCGGCCGCGAAGTATCGGAAATCGTCGATCACGCGCAGTCCGCGTTTCTGCGGCTCTCCGACACCGATCGCCGCAAGGACGACGAGTTCAAGCCGCTGGTGCCGGCGCTGACACGCGTTATCGAAAGGATCGACGAGCTTTTCCACAGGGAAAACAAGGGTGGCGTGACCGGCACGCCAACGGGATTTGTCGATCTCGACAGCCGCCTTGATGGCATGCACGAGGGCGAGCTCATTATCGTGGGCGGCCGGCCGTCGATGGGCAAAACGTCCTTCGCAATGAACATCGGCGAATACGTGGCGATGCAGCTCGGCCTGCCCGTCGCGGTCGTATCGATGGAAATGCCCGCCGAGCAGCTCGCGATGCGCATGCTCGCGTCGACGGCCCGCGTCAATCAGCACCGCCTGCGCACCGGCACGCTCGAGGACGACGACTGGCCGCGAATCACGCACGGCGTGCAACTGATGGCAGACGCGCAGATCCACGTGCTCGAGGGCGCTTCGCTTACGCCTTCAACGCTCAAGGGCCGGCTGCGCAGGCTGCACCGCGAGTGCGGGCGCCTGGGCGTTGTCGTCGTCGACTACCTGCAACTGATGTCGGGCGATGGTGGCAACTCGGACATGCGCGCGGCGGAGGTGAGCGAGATATCGCGCTCGCTCAAACAGATCGCGACCGAACTGCGCGTGCCTGTCGTCGCGCTGTCGCAGCTGAACCGCGGTCTGGAACAGCGCCCGAACAAACGTCCGGTCATGTCCGATCTGCGCGAGTCGGGCGCGATCGAGCAGGACGCCGACGTCATCCTGTTTATCTATCGCGACGAAGTCTACAACCCCGACAGCGCCGATCGCGGCACTGCGGAAATCATCATCGCAAAGCAGCGCAACGGGCCGATCGGCACCGTGCGACTCGCATTCCAGAACGCAATAACCCGGTTCGAAAACTTTGCCGACCCGGGCTCAGGATATTGATCTATGACCACCGTGTCCCCTTTCTTCACCTGGCGCCGTGCGATGACGGGCAGTGAACTGCCGTCGACCACAAAGCTGGTGCTGTTCGTGATCGCCGAATACACCAATGGCATGGACGACACCTGCTGGCCGTCTGTCGAAACGATCGCCGAGAAGGCGAGCCTCTCGGAGCGTTGCGTGAGCAATCACCTCGAGGTCGCGGAGCGCAACGGATGGCTCACGCGCTGGAAGTCACGCAGGCCGACGCGTCGCTGGGCGCATGCGCACTACCGACTCTCAATCCCGGCGGACGTCGCGCGCCGTCAGCGTGATGCCATTGATTTCGATCTCGCGGACGATGCAGTGATGTCGGGCAATCCGGAACTACGTTCAGGTAACCCTGGGGAGTTAGACGAACGTGGTTCCGAAGTTGCACAGGAAACGGGCAATCCGGAACCACATTCCGGTAACCCCGCGGAACTGGATGAACGTCGTTCCGAAGTGCCCGGCGCGGAGCCCCTGCAGGCAGTGAATCCGGAAAGTTACCGGAACCACGTTCCTACTAATAACCCAGTAAACAGAAATACAAGTAAACCCTCTCTATCTCAACCCTTAGCGGTTAACGAAGGTAAGGGCGTTCAGAGAGAAAAACCGGACGAAGGTGCGATGTCGCTCGCGCGCTGGATGCTCGAGCGCATCCGGGCACGTTTGCATGACTTTGCATTGCCCGACCTTGTCGAGTGGGCACGAGAAGTCGAGGCGATGCAGGCAGTAGACGGTCGTGACATGCAGGACATCGCGCGGCTGTTTGCGTGGGCGGACCGTGACAGGTTCTGGGCGAAGGTCATCACATCGCCTGCGCGTTTGCGAAAGAACTGGGAGGAGTTGCGCCGTCGTCGCAATGACGCGCTGACGGCCAAGGCCGCCAATGCGGCGTCGCAACCCGCGAGTGCGGCTGACGATCGGGTCTGTGCTCACGTCGGGAACGGCTGCCGCTGCACGCATGCCGCCACGACCATCATCGGCGCCGGCTCAACGCGGCGCGGCTATTGCCGGCAGCACATCGGCCTTTACGAAGATTGACCTGGGGAAAAGACGCATGAATCTCGAAGAACGTTTGATCAACTGGGCGCGTGCTCAGAGTTGCGGTGGTGGGGATGGTGGGCGTGATTCGCTCGTCGCGAGCATCTACTTTCCGGGCGTGTCCGGGCGCAGCGTCAGTTCGACGCTTGATCTTGCGGATGCAAACCGCGTTGAGGTGGCGATGCGCACGCTCATGCCACTGGACCGCAGACTGTTGCAGATGCACTACGTGTGGCATAAGCCGCCGTTCGTCATCTGCCGGCGGCTTGGTCTGAAGGTACGGCCGGCGACAGTGTTCGACTTAGCGCTCGCACATGCACGCCGATCTCTCGGCGAAAAGCTTCTCGAGCCGAAACGCGAGTTCGTGTCGATGCAGTCGATTATCGATCGGTTGCAGTCCGAACCTCTTGCGGAAACGAAATAGGTCGTCTAAACTCCGCTCCACAATCTGATCCGGTTTCTACCGAGTGCGCGCGGCCTTTGCCGGGCTGCACTACGTCGATAGAAAGCGGCTTCACTAGGTAGCAGGTCAAGCAAGCCCTGAGCGCGCAAGCGTCAGGGCTTTTTTGCGTTTGACCGTTGGTTTCTAACGACTCGCGTGCCATTGCCCGTGCCGGCCCGATCTTGCGGATGCTGCGCAAAAAATGCGCAGGGGACCCTATGGGCCTCAGGCACACGGGGGCTCGCACCCGCGTTTTTTCTCTACTCGTGATTCCCCAGGGGGGGTCATATTCATGCCAACCCAACAGCAGATCGCCGACCATCTGGACCTCGACCAGTCGGCAGTGTCGCGCCTCGTCGACAAGCTCGGCATCGACTACCGGCAGGCGTCGATTGACGACATCCGCATCGAGTACATCCGGCACCTTCGAGGGATCGCGGCCGGCCGTGTTGGCGACGGCGGATACGACCTTGCCACCGAGCGCGCGATGACCGAGCGTGTGGAGCGCGAGATCAAGATCTTTACGCTCGCGGAGAAGAAGGGGCAGCTCGTCAACGCAGAGCAGCTGGAACGCGCTTATGGCCAGATGGTCGGCGCCTTCCAGTCGGACCTGCTGTCGCTGCCGGACAAGATCGCGCAGGAAATGCGCACGCTCTATGGGGTCGACGTCGATGTCGAGTTGTTGAATGAACATGTCAATGGATGCCTCGAGCAGCTGGCTGGATACGACCCAGACCGTCCGCGCAGTGATCCGGCGCCTGGCGAAGCTGCTGACGCCGGCCGAGAAGATCGGGACGACGGACTGGGCGAGGCGCTACCGCCGTCTGAGTGCGAAGGCGGCGGCGAGCCCGGGTAAATACAACCCCGACATCACGCCGTGGGTGCACGGCATGCACGCCGCGCTCGACGATCCGCGCGTGCAGAAGGTCGTATGCATGAAGTCGGCGCAGGTGGCGTGGACGGACGGTGTTCTGCTGAACTACGTCGGGCGGCGTATCGACATCGATCCGTGCCCGATGATCATCATGTTCGCGAAGGAGAAGTCGGCGAAGAAATTCAACCTCGAGAAGTTCGAGCCGATGGTCGAGGTGACGCCGCGCCTGTCCGCGAAACTGCCCGTGCATGCGGGTCGCGACAAGAACAATCTGTGGGATCACAAGACGTTCGCCCGGGGCTTTCTCAAGTTCATCACGTCGAATGCGGCGGACGACGTGAAGTCGACGCCCGCGCCGGTTGTTGCGGTGGAAGAACCGGACGACGCGAACCAGAACGTTCGGGAGCAGGGCGACTCGATCACGCTGCTCGAGGAGCGCAACAAGAGCTATTCCGACAGCCGCCGCAAGGTGATCTTCGGTGGTACGCCGACGATCGACGGTTTTTCGCGGATCGCGCAGGCTTATGAGTCGTCGGACCAGCGCCGGTATCTGGTGCCGTGTCCGGATTGCGGCGAAGAGCACGAACTGACGTGGGATAACGTCACGTGGACCGAGAATGCCGAGAAGCCGCACGAGGTGTTCGGGCTCGCTACGCCCGAGTCCGCGCGTTACGCGTGTCCGTTCTGCGGCAGTCTGTGGGATGACACCGCGCGCTTTCGCGCGGTGCGGCGCGGGCGGTGGGTGGCGACCGCCGCGTTTCACGGCGTCGCCGGCTTCCGGCTCAATGAACTGGTGTCGCCGTTTCCTGGCTCGCGGCTCGCGGAGCTCGTCAAGAAGCGGCTCGTCGCGGAAAAAGCGCTGCGCGCGGGCGACGACACGAAGATGCGCTCGTTCGTGAACAACACCGAGGGTCGCCCGTACAGATACGAGAGCGATATTCCCGAGATCGATCTGCTCGCCGAACGAGCGCTCGACTATGGCGTGTTCACCGTGCCGGCCGGCGCACTGGTGCTCAGCGCCGGCATTGACGTGCAGCATGACCGGATTGCGATCGTGCTGCGCGCGTGGGGCCGTGGCGAAGAAAGCTGGCTGGTGCTGTGGGACGAAATCTACGGCAACGTGCTCGAGCAGGGCACCGATCCGATGGTCGGCGGCGTATGGGGCGCACTGACCGATCTCATCACGCAGGGCTACCGGCATGCGAACGGCTGGGTGCTGCGCGTGAAGGCGGCGTCGATCGACTCGTCGGACGGCTCGACGTCGGATGCGGTCTATCGCTATGTGCGTGTCGCGCAGAAGCGCGGCATCAACATCATGGCGATCAAGGGCGCGAAGCAGATCGATGCGGAAATATTCAGCGTGCCGAAGGCGCCCGTCGACTCGGTGCGCAACAACAGCAAGGCGGCGAAGTACGGGTTGCGCCCATACATGGTGGGCGTGAGCAAGGCCAAGGATCTGATTCTCGATAACCGGCTCAAACTCGAAGATGACGGCGCCGGCCGCATGCACTGGTACAGGGGCGTGCGTGCCGACTATCTGCAGCAGCTCACCGCCGAAGTGAAGGTGCCGGGTCGCATCGGCAGCAAACGCATCTGGCAGAAGAAGGCTGGCGCGCGTAACGAGGCGCTTGATTGCGAAGTGTACGCGTTGCACGCGGCGCGCAGCATCAAGACGCACCTCATGACGGAGGCGCACTGGATGATCGAGCAGCAGCGCCTGTCGCAGGTTTCGCTCTTCGACACGGTGCCTGTTGCCACCGGCTTGCCGGCGGTCGCGGAGATGGAGCCGCCGCCGGATCCGCCGACGGTGACCGCCGCCAGCAACACACCTGAAACCCCGCCCCTGAGCGGGGTTTCGCGCATTCAGGGCCGTCGCACTGCACGGTCGAGCTATCTGAAGCGCCGATAGCAGCACATGACAGGAGCACGGTATGGCCTATACAGCGGCGGATCTCGCCCGCATCCAGTCCGCGATCGCGAAGGGCGAACTCGAAGTCCAGTACGCGGACCGCAAGGTCCGCTACCGTTCGATCGCGGAACTGCGCGAGGCGCAGACCGAGATTGTGCGCGCGCTCGATCGTGCGAATCCGCGCTCGCGTGTGTTTCGCCTGCGGCACGGCGGCAAGGGGGTGCGATGAAGCCTTCCTATCCGTCACTCGCGAAGCGCGGTTTCGTGATGCCGACCCGTCTTAAAGCGGCGGCGTACGAAGCGGCCAGCTCGGCTGGCGCACGCGCCCGATCGTGGCAGACGTCAGGCGCTGGACCGAATGCGGCGGCAGTGCAGAACCTGCCGCTCATCCGCAGTCGCGCGCGCGACGCGATCCGCAACGATCCGTGGGCGAAGACGGCGATCGCGCGGCTGGTGTCGAACACCATCGGCACGGGCATCCAGCCGCATCCGCAGCATCCTGATCCCACTGTCCGGCGGCAGCAGAAGCAGCTCTGGGACGACTGGGTCGGCGAGTCCGATGCGGACGGCCTGCTTGATTTTTACGGGCAGCAGACGCTCGCGGCGCGGGCGTTCTTTGGCGACGGCGAGGTGCTGGTGCGCCGGCGCATGCGTCATCCGGATGACGGGCTGCCGGTGCCGCTGCAGCTTCAGGTGCTCGAGGGCGATCTGCTGCCGGTCGAAAAGAACGAACTGCGGCCGGATGGTGGCGAGATCATCAACGGCGTGGAATATGACGCTGATGACCGACGGGTTGCCTATCACCTGTTGCGTCGTCACCCGGGCGAATACAACCGGATGGCGAGTGGTGGTCTCGCGACCGTGCCGGTTCCGGCGGACGACGTTGTACACGTATTCCAGCCGCTGCGCGCGGGGCAGGTCCGCGGCGTGCCCGAGTTGTCGACGGTGCTGCTGCGTTTGCACTCGCTCGACAACTTCGACGACGCCGTGCTGTTCCGGCAGGAAATCAGCAACCTGTTCGCGGGGTTCCTCGTCAAGCCGAACGCGGAGCCGGGCCTCACCGGTGATCCGGTCACGGGCGAGGGGCTGGTTCTGGACTCGGACGGTTTCTCGCCGGTCGTGTCGCTTGAGCCCGGCACCGTGCAGGAACTGGCGCCGGGCGAGGACATGCGGTTCGCAACGCCGCCCGGCGCCGGGGCCGATTACGGCCCGTTCATGCGTCAGCAGCTGATGGCTGCCGCTGCATCGGTCGGCATGCCGTACGAGATTCTCACGGGCGACCTGCGTGAGGTAGGCGACCGCGTGCTGCGGGTGCTGCTGAACGAGTTCCGGCGCTCGATCGAGCAGCTGCAGTGGAACATCTTCATTCACCAGTATTGCCGCCGCGCGTGGGCGTGGTGGGTTGATGCATGCGCACTGTCGGGCGCCATGCCGATGCCGGACTTTCATCGTACGCGCCGCGAATATCTGCGCGTGCGATGGGTGCCGCAGGGCTGGCCGTACATCCACCCGGTGCAGGACGTGAACGCGCAGAAGCTCGCGATCCGCTCGGGGCTGACGAGCCGTTCGGCATCGATCCTCAAGCAGGGCGAAGACCCCGAACAGGTCGATGGCGAAAACGCCGCCGACAACGCGCGGGCCGATGCGCTTGGCCTGCGTTACGACACCGATCCCCGCTCGCGTGACATCGCCGGGGATATCGCACATTCAAAGGCAGGAACCGTAGATGAAAAACCGTAAGTGGTGGGACATCAGGGCGATGACGAACGCGCAGGGCGCGGCCGTCGCCGAGATCCGGATCTATGACGAGATCGGATTCTGGGGCACCGATGCAAAGACGTTTATCGCGCAGCTTGATGCTGCGGCCGCCAGCGCGACAGAGGTCATCGTCGCCGTGAATTCGCCAGGCGGCGACGTGTTCGACGCGTTCGCGATCTACAACGCGTTGCGCCGCCATGCCGGCAAGGTCACCGCGCGCGTCGATGGTGTGGCGGCGTCCGCTGCGGGGCTTGTCGTGATGGCGGGCGACCAGGTCGTGATGCCTGAGAACGCGATGCTGATGATTCACAACCCGTGGACGATTGCGCTCGGTTCGGCGGCGGATCTGCGCAGCACGGCCGACATGATGGACAAGGCGCGCGACGGGATCCTCGCCGCGTACCGGCGCAAAAGCGGCCAGACGGACGGGGAGCTGACCGCGATGATGGATGCGGAGACGTGGCTTACCGCACTCGAAGCACAGTCGCTTGGCTTTTGCGACGTGATCGAGGAGCCGGTGCGACTCGCTGCGTCGACGAATGCGGCGGGCCTGCTTGCCCGTTTCAAAAATTCGCCGGAGCCGGTGCAGGCGCTGGTCGAGGCAGAGGGTGATGCGTCGTCGTCGCCGCCCGCTGATCCGCCGTCCAACGACCCACCGGGTGATCCGCCGGCGCCGATTCCCCCCGAACCCGCTCCGCCTGCAGAAAACCCCCCTGCGCCCGCGTCACAGGATCCGGGCCCGGTTGCCGTGCGTGAAGAGCCGGGTGTACTGGCCGCGCACGTGTTCAACGCCTGCCGCGCGGCGAACGTGTCCATGTGCGCGGAAAGCATCGTAACGCTTACCGCGCTGAAGGATCGCGCAACGATCGATGCGGCGATCCGGAACGCAACGGACATTGCCGGTCTGTGCCTGGCGGCGAAGCTGCCGGAGTTGACCGCGCGGTTTGTGGGCGACGGGCTCAATCCCGATCAGGTGCGCGCTCGACTGTTCGACCGCGTGACGCAGTCGCAGCCGCGTGTGAATAACCGGCAGCAGCCGGCCCCGAAAGACGCTGGCCGATCCTCCACGGGTCCGAAAGCATCGTCCATCTACGCCGCCCGTCAGGGCGTCGCAAAGTCACTTTGATAACGGCGCTATTGAGGCGCAGAAAGGAGCTGCTGTATGACCATCAGGACACAGGGCACGCTGACCGGCGAGTTTCTTCTCTCCGAAGGCGAAGGCCAGATCTCGCGTGAGCGCATCGTTGTTGCGAAGGGCGATGCGCTGCCCGCCGGGCAACTGCTCGGCACGCTCGGCACCGGCGAATACGCGCCGTACAACAACACCGCGGCAGACGGTTCCGAAATCGTCACGGCGATCCTGTATGCGCCGCTGCCCGCATCCGGGGACCCGCGCCCCACGGTCGGCATTGTTCGCCTCGCAGAGGTTGCGGAAGCGCGTCTTACGGGCCTCGATGCGGCCGCCCGCAGTGACCTCGCTGCTCACTACGTGATCGTGCGCTAGACCGCGCCATCGTTTCGACCATGTCGCCGTTGCTGAATCGCGATGGCGGCGTCACAGCTATTCAGGAGAGTCTTTATGGCGGATATCGCCCTTTTCAACAACGATGCATTCTCGCTGTCGTCGCTCAGCGCTGCGATCAACGAGCAGCCATTCGTGCCGAGCCGGCTTGCGGCATTGGGCCTGTTCGAAGAGCAGGGCATCACGACGACGGTGGTCCAGATCGAGAAGGACGGCGACACGCTCGCACTGGTTCCGGCTGGCATTCGTGGCTCGTCGGCCAGCGTTGTCGTCGGCAGCAAGCGTCAGATGCTGCCGTTCAATACGGTGCACCTGCCGCAACGCGCAACCATCGGCGCCGACGAAATCCAGAACCTGCGCGCGTTCGGCTCGGAAACCGAACTCGAAGCGCTGACGACGGTGGTCAATCGCCGGCTCGGCAAAATGCGTCGACAGCTCGACGCGACGCACGAATTCCACCGAATCGGTGCAATCAAGGGGCAGATTCTGGATGCGGACGGCAAATCGGTCGTCGTGGATCTGCTCAAGGCATTCGACATCGAGCAGACCGTGATCGACTTCGAGCTCGATAAGATGGCTGACACCGAGATCCGCACGAAGTGCCAGCTGGTGCTCGACGCGATTGAAGACGCACTGGGCAACATTCCCTTCACCGGCGCACGCGTGCTGTGCGGCCGGAAATTCTGGAACGCGCTGATCGTACTGAAGACGGTCAAGGAAACGTACCTTGCTACAGCGATGGCAGCGTCGCTGCGCGGCGACACGCGCGACGCATTCGATATCGGCGGCTGTACCTTCGAGCGCTATCGCGGTCGCGTCGGTGATGTGGGCTATGTCGCCGACGACGAAGCGCATGCGGTGCCGGAGGGCGTGCCGGACCTGTTCATCACGCGCTTCGCGCCAGCGGACTATGTGGAGGCGGTCAACACGACCGGTCTGCCGTATTACGCGAAGCAGGAGCTGATGGACTTCGGCAAGGGCGTCGAGATCGAGGCGCAGTCGAACCCGATCCACCTGTGCACGCGTCCGAAGGCCGTCATCAGGTTGACGGCCTGATATGGCGTTCCGTGATCTGGTCGCGGATCTCGACGACGCTGTGGTCCGCGATCTGGCCGACGACGACATCACGGTCGACGGCGAGCCGCTGCGCGGCATGTTCGCCGCACCGTGGCTCGGTCCGGATCTCGGGCGGCAGCGCACGCAGCTCGAGCATCCGCAGGTGAGCGTGCGCGATGCGGACGCGGTCGCGATCCGCGAGGGCAGCGTCGTGACGGTCGGCGTCGATGACTACCTCGTCTTCGAACTGCAACCCGACGGCACCGGGTGGACCGTGCTGCTGTTAAGACCAAGTTGATGAGGTCGCTGATGGATGCACTGAAGGTCGAGATCGACATCAGGGAAGTGACCGCCGCGCTGCAGGGGCTATCACCGTCCGCCATGCAGGCCGCGTGGCGTCGCACGCTGCGCAAGACCGCAGCATGGATCAAAAGCCAGACGGGCAAGGAAGTCTCCCGCGGCACGCAGATCCCGCAGAAAGTGATCCGCAGCCGGCTGTACTTCTTCATGCGGTCGGCCGATACCGGCAAGGTGTGGCTCGGGCTGAATCCGGTCGAAGCACACCGGCTGGGATCCGTACGCGAAACGAAAAAGGGCATGCGCGCGGGGCGCTTGGCCTTCGATGGCGCATGGCGGCAGACCAGGGCAAAGCCGGACGGGCCGATCTACCAGCGCACCGGCAAGGCCCGCACGCCGTTCGAGGTCGTGACGGTGAACTGGTCGAAGACCGGCGACCCGGCGTTTCGTCGCGCAGCGCAGATGTGCGAGGCGCGACTGATGGTCATCCTGAAGCAGGAAGTGAACTACGAAATCCAGAAGGTCATTGGAGGTATCCCGCGTGCTCGATAACCTGAAAACGCTGCACGACGCGATGACTGCGGGCCTGCGAACCGCGCTGCCCGATATCTCACCGATTGATGCCTATCCGCGCATCGGACGGAAGATTCCGACGCCCAGCATCGCGGTGGAGATGTCGGAAATGGAGCCGGGACATGATCCCGGTACCGGACAGACTTCGCTGATCGGGCGCTTCCAGGCGCGGGCGATTTTTGATCCGCTTGGCGCCCACGCGGATCTCGCGGTGCGCGAGCTGGCCGCGCGAATCGCGTGTGCGGTGCATGCGCAGACGTGGGGTGTGCCAGTGACACCGGCGAAGCTCGTGCAGATCGGCGACGACCCATTCAAACCCGAGCTCGACGCGTATCTCGTCTGGCTCGTCGAGTGGACGCATGAGTTTGATCTGGGCGATGTGGCCGCGCCGTTTTCGTCCGCCGGCTCCACTGTGCTGTGGGGTATCGATCCTGACACGGGTACTGCGGCGCGCGCGGAGTACCTGGATCCGTCCGGGGGATAGCCACATGAGCGACTACGAGATTGGCGAGATCGATCGCCTGATCGCGAGCATTGTGCAGGCAGGATACATCGACGATGTGCAATACGATCCGCCGCGCTGTCGGGTCCGCAACGGCGAGTGGCTCAGTGCGCTGTTGCCGTGGAAGACGTTTGCGGCCGGACGGGTGAGAACGTGGTGTCCGCCATCGATCGGTGAGCAGGCCGTCGTGCTGGCACCGTCGGGCACGCTTGCCGGTGCGTTCGTGCTGGCCGGCTTCTATAGCGACACGCACGGCGGGGCGAACGGCAACGCCGCGAACCTGACCGCGACCGACTGGCCGGACGGCGCGCATGAGCATTACGACCACGATGCGCACGAATATGTCCTGTCGGTGCCGGCCGGTGGCCGGATCGTTTTCCGCATCGGCGATACACAGATGGAACTGACGGCGGACGGTATCACACAGACCGCGCCGAAGGTGCTCGTCGATGCACCGGATTCGACGTTCACGGGCAACAGTACGACGCAGAAGCGGTTGACGTTCCAGGGCGGCATGACCGGAAGCAACGCGACAGGTGGTGCTGCATCCGAGATCGACGGCGACGCGAATTTCACGGGGACCGTGAAATCGAAGGGCGTTTCCCTACCGGATCACCGACACATGGTGAAGCGGGAGGGGGCGCCGACGGACCCGCCCTTGAAAGAGTAGGGCGCTACTTTCGAAGCGTTCGTGAAAAGTTACTTTGGCCTCGCCTTCGCGCGAGGCTTTTTTATTGGAGTCCCGAAATGCCGAAAGATAGCGATATTCCGGTTCCGGTTCCGGTTCCGGTTCCGGCGTCGACCGTCGCCGCAGGCGTGGCGTCCGTCACTTTCCGCGACCGGGCATTCAGATCACGCACGCTGGTGCTGGCCGACGGCCGCACGCTGAGCGTCGAGAAAAGCACCGTGACGGCATCGGACCAGGAACAGCTCGCGCTGCTCGAACGCCATCCCGATTTCGAACGCGTCGCGGACGGAGCCTGACGATGGGCGCGGGTACGGCGCTGGTCGGCATGGACCGGCAGACGGGCAAACCGGTCACCGGCATCGCGCACCTCAAGCAGAGCATCGGCGACATCCTGTCGACACGCAAGGGCACGCGGCGCGAGCGGCCCGAGTACGGCTCGGACATTCCCCGCATGGTCGATCTGCCAGTGTCGCGCGGCTGGATTTCTTCCGCGCAGGCGGAGGCGGCCCGTGCGATCGAACGTTGGGAGCCGCGTCTGAAGTTATCGCGCGTGAGCGTTGTGTCCGTGATCGACGGCGAGGTGACGTTCCGCATTCAGGGCGTCTACGAAGGCGACGACGCAGTTTTCGAGGTGACCACGTGACAACCATTGATCTGAGTGCGATCGATCCGCCGGATCTGGTCGACACGCTCGACTTCGAGGATATCTATCAGGAGAAGCTCGTGCATTTCAGAAGCATTTACCCCGGCTGGAGTGCGGCGCTCGAGTCGGATCCGGTCGTGAAGCTGATCGAGCTTGCGGCCTACCGCGAAGTGCGGTTCCGCGCGCGGGTGAACGACGCCGCGCGGGCGGTGATGCTGGCGTTCTCGACCGGTGCCGATCTCGAGCACCTGGCGGCGCTGCTCGACATCGAACGCGTGACCATCGATCCTGGCGACGCGGATGCGAATCCGCCAGTCGGGCCGACGCTCGAAGGCGACGACCGGCTGAAGCTGCGCACGCAGATGTCGATCGAGCGCTCGACGGTCGCCGGTCCATCCGGCAGCTACGTCGCGCTGGCAATGAATGCTTCCGCGGACGTGCTGGACGTGAAGGTCGATCGTCCCGAGGCGGGCGTCGTGCGCCTGACGCTTCTGTCGGCGGTGGGCGATGGTGTGCCCAACCGGGCATTGATTGACACCGTGACGGCGGCGGTCTCGCCCGAGGACGTCCGGCCGCTGAACGACGAGGTGCTGGTGACAGCCGGCGAGCGCGTCGATTTCGCCGTCGAGGCGGACGTCCATGTCGGCAGCGGTCCGGGCGGTGAGGCCGTTTTCGAAGCGCGTCGCGCTGCACTCGGGAAGGCCATCGCCAGTGCCCGCAAGCTGGGCGCCGGCATGTCCCTGTCCGCGATCTACGGTGCGCTGCATCCGCCTGACTCCGGCGTGATCGATGTCGATCTGCGATCGCCGGCGGCACACGTCGTCTGTACGCCGCGGCAGTTCGCCAACTGCACGTCGATCGTGCTCAACATGAAGGTGGACGATGCGTGATGCCCTGTTACCGGCCAACCAGACCCCGCTTGAAACAGCGCTGGCGATTGTCATGGCGCCGAGTGTCGACCCCGAAATCCTGCGCACGCTGTGGGATGCGGACCGGTGTCCGGCCGGCTGGCTGCCGTGGCTCGCGTGGGCGCTTGCGGTCGATGGATGGGAGCTGGCCGAATCCGAAGACGCGAAGCGGGCGCTGATCAAGGGCTCGCTCGCGCTGCACCGCAGGAAGGGCACGCCGTGGGCGGTGCGGGAGGTGATCCGCCGGCTCGGCTTCGGCGAGGTCGAGCTGGTCGAAGGACGGCTCGCGCGACGTCGCGACGGTTCAATCACGCGCAATGGCGACCACGTGCACGGCCGCGCGAACGCGTGGGCCGAATACATCGTGAAGCTTCAGCAGCCGGTCACGCGCGATCAGGCGGACAGCCTGAAGGCCGTGCTCGGGCGCTACGCACCCGCGCGCAGCCTGCTCGCGGTACTCGACTACACGGCTGTGCCGGTCCGACATAACGGCGTCGCCATGCGCAATGGACAATACAACAGAGGGAGTGTCGCCTGATGGCAGACCTTGTGGAAATCGCCCAGTGGGAAGAGGGCGTTTATCAGCTGGAAACATCGGACCCCGTGATGGGTGGCCCGGACGGGATCGATAACCGGCAGGCAAAGCAGCTTGCGAACCGTACGCGCTATCTGAGGGCGCAGCAGGAAGCGCACGCGGGCGCAGAGAACCCGCACCCGCAGTACGCAACGCTCGTCGCCATGCAGGCCGCGATCGCGGCGCTCGTGAATGCCTCACCGGCCACGCTCGATACGCTCAGGGAACTGGCCGATGCGCTCGGCGACGATCCGGATTTCGCGACGACGGTGACGAACTTGCTCGCGTTGAAGGCCGCACTCGACTCGCCGCTTTTCACTGGCACGCCCAGGGGGCCGACGCCAGCGCAGTTCGACAACAGCACGAAGCTTGCGACCACGGCATTTCTCAGTCAGTCCGGGCTTCAATACTCGCCACTTCACTCGGGCCAGGCCACCGTCGCGTCGACGGCGATGGACAACAGTTACATCGGTTCGAGAGTCGTTTTTAACAACACGGCCAATCAGGCCGCGACGCTTCCGCCGATCGCTGGGCTCCCTAACGGGGCAAGCCTTCATTGCAGCAAGGTCAGTACATCGTCGAGCGGGATCGTCACGATTTCCGCGGCGGGCGCGGACCAGATCGATAGTGGGACAGGACTGGTCACGAGCGTGGCGCTTAACCCTGGCGAAGACTGCGTATTTACCGTCCTGTCCGGCGCCTGGGTCATCAGCGGATCGTTCCTGTTCCGCCGCAATGCGTTTTCGCAGTCACTTGCCAATAACGGCTATGCGAAGCTGCCCAGCGGATTGATCATCCAGTGGGGCACCAGCACGATTGCAACGCAATCCATGCAGACAGTCACGCTGCCGGTTGCTTACCCCAACGCGTTCATTCTGGCTGCGGGCAATACCGGGACGGTGATCACCCCGAATGCCGCGTCCATCTCACTGGGTTTCCAGGGGAACGGCAGCAAGACCAGTTTCAACGTGATCGCGGGCACGGCGTCTTCCGGTTCAACGGGTATTTCGTGGATCAGTATCGGATACTGAAAAAATCATGGGACAGAAATTTGCAGCATACGACGCGCAGGGCGCAATCACCGGCTTTTACGACAGCGTCGACAGTCCGGTGCCGGAGTCCGTCACGGCGGTCGGGATCACGGCCGGGCTGTGGCAGGAACTGATCAACGGACAGGGTCAGGGCAGGCGCATCGCGCTCGACGCTGACGGCATACCGGCGTTATTCGATCCGCTGCCACCGACGCGTGCGCAGCAGGCCGACATGATGCGCGCGAGGCGCGATGCGGCGCTCGCGGCGACCGACTGGCTCGTCGCCCGGCATCAGGACGAAAAGCTGATCGGCGATGGCACCACACTCACGGCCGAGCAGTTCACGGCGCTGCTCCGATATCGCCAGGCGCTGCGTGATCTCGCCGACGCAACCGGCTGGCCGAACGTCGAACTGCCCGATGCGCCCGGTGCACCCGATTTCGTGACGTAAGCGCCGCTCCGGCGTGCTGCCGGAGCCCAGCGTTCCATCACCCGAAGCCGCCTGCCCAGGCGGCTTTATCTTTGGCTGATTTTTCTTTGGCTGAATCTTCCTGATCCCTGGAGACCTTCATGGGTGCAATCTCGTTTTTCCACGGCGTGACCGTGTCGCTGGTCGACACCGGGCCGCGCACCATCGCCGTGCCGAGCTCGTCGATCATCGGCATGGTCAACACCTACACGCCCGGCCCGGATCGGGCCGCGCCCAATGTGCCGGTGCAGCTGACAAGCTACCGCGAAGCCGTCGCCGCGTTTGGTGAAGGCAGTGCGATTGCGAAAGCGGCCCGCGCGATCTATGCGCAGAGTACGGCCGTGATTGTCGCCACCGGCGTCGCAGCCGGCGGTGAACCGGCAGCGCTCACCTCGGCGATCATCGGCGGCGTCAGTGCCGGCGGAGCACGCACCGGGCTGCAGTCGCTGCTCGACGCGAAGTCGAAATACAACGTGCAGCCGCGCCTGCTGCTGGCACCAGGCTTCTCGTCGACGCAGGCGGTCGCGACCGCAATGGATTCGCTTGCCGGCAAACTCCGCGCGATCGGCATCATCGACGGACCCAACACCGACGACGAAGCGGCGATCGCCTACGCACAGAACTTCGGCAGCAAGCGGCTCTACATGGTCGATCCGGGGGCCACGATGTGGGACACGACCGCGAACGCCGACGTCGATGCGCCGGCTTCATCGTACGCGGCGGGTCTCTTCTGCCAGACCGACGCGAACATCGGTTTCTGGGCGTCGCCGTCGAACAAGGAAATCACCGATATCACCGGCACGAAGCGGCCGATCGAGTTTCTCGACGGCGACGAAACCTGTCGCGCGAACCTGCTCAATAACGCCAATATCGCGACGATCATCCGCGACGGCGGCTATCGCCTGTGGGGTAACCGCACGCTCTCAAGCGACTCGAAATGGAAGTTCGTCACGCGCGTGCGCACGCTCGACATCGTGATGGACGCGGTGCTGGCCGGCCACAAGTGGGCAGTGGACCGCGGCATCACGGCCACCTACGTGAAGGACGTCACCGAAGGGCTGCAGGCGTTCATGCGTGACCTGAAGAACAAGGGTGCGCTGATCAACTTCGAGGTGTATGCGGATCCGGAGCTGAACACCGCGACGCAGCTCGAGGACGGCAAGGTGTACTGGAATATCCGTTTCACCGACGTGCCGCCGGCAGAAAACCCGAATTTCCGCTTCGAGGTCACCAACCAGTGGCTGACCGAAGTGCTCGATACCAATCCATGAGAGGTGATGCGTGACTCCCGAAACACTTTATAACTTCAACGTGTATAGCGACGGCAAGGGTTTTGCGGGTCGCGCCACGCAGTGCACGCTGCCGAAGCTGAAGATCAAGACCGATGACCATCGTGCCGGCGGCATGGATGCGCCGGTGAAGGTCGATCTCGGCATGGAGGCGCTCGAGGCCGCGTTCCAGATGTCGACGATGGAGCGCGACGTGCTGAAGTTCTTCGGCCTCGCCGATGCGACGGCATTCAACGGCGTGTTTCGCGGTGCATTCCGCGACATCAAGGGCGCGACGAAGGCTGTTGCCGCGACGTTTCGCGGGATGCTCTCCGAGGTCGATGGTGGCGACTGGAAGCCGGGCGAGAAGGTCGACGCCAAGTTCACCGTATCGCTGACCTATTACAAGCTGGAGATCGACGGCGCGGTCGTGCACGAGATCGATGTGCTCGGCATGGTGCGGATCATCAATGGTGTCGACCAGCTCGCCGAGATCCGCAAGGCGATCGGCATGTAACGGCATGCAGCCTTCGCGGCAAAGTGACTTTTTAACCAACGGCGGGCCGCGCGGCTCGCCGTTTCTATTTGAGGCGGGACAGATGGACAGCAATGTGGAAAGCAACGTGGCTGATCGTGTCGACAGCGTCACGGTCAGGCTCAATTATCCGGTGGCGTTCGACGGCGTCGTGCGCGACACCCTGACGCTGCGGCGTCCGAAGGTGCGCGACATGCGGGCGGCGCAGAAGATCGCGCCCGGCGACGAGGAAGGGCAGGAACTGGCGATCTTTGCGGCGCTCGCGGGCGTGTCGCCGAACGACCTGGAGGGCATGGATCTCGGTGACTATCACCGCGTCCAGGATGCCTACTTTCGCCTCACATCCGCTGGCACGCATCAGCCAGAAAACACTCAAGGCGCTGGCAAAACGGCTGCTTAAGGAGCACGGCGTGCAACCGGCCTCGATCGATGCGATGACGCTCGACGAGGTGATCTGGTGGCTCACCGACTAGCGGGGAAACAGCATGGGGGAAGGTGATGGCAAACGACATTGCACTGGGGATCGTGATTGGCGGCGCCGTCTCGGCGACGTTCGGCCGCGCGATCACCGAGACCAGCTCGCGGATCGTCAGCCTGCGAAAGACCGCGAACGAGACGCGTCTGTGGCAGCGCACGATCGGGGAGACGGTGAAACTGCAGGACGAGTTTCGCCGCCTGCATGCGGCGGGCGACCGCGCAGCCGACGGCATCCGCCGCAGGATCGAGTCGAACCTGCGCACGCTGCGCGAGAACGGCATCGAGGTCGACCGGCTCGACCGGGCGTATACGCGCCTCGGTCGCACCGTGCGCGGTCTTGAGCTGAAGGCAACGGGCCAGGAGCGTATCGCCGCCGGCCGCGAGGGCGCGCGGGGCGCGATCGGCGACGCCGTGAAATTCTCGGCCGCCGTCGCGGTGCCGGCGACGATCTCGGCGGACTACCAGGCAATCGTCCGCGACATCGCGATCAAGGCAGGGATTGCCCGCACCGCGCAGGAAGCGTCGATGGGCGAGCGCATCCGCCGCGATGCGCGCGATAACGGCATCGGCCGCAACGAGCTCGCCGACGCGGTCAACCAGATGGTCGCGGGCGGTATGGACGTGAGCCGCGCGCTCGACTTCGCTCCGCTTGCCGCAAAGTTCGCGATCGGTCAGGGGGCAACCACGGTCGAGACCGCAAGGATGATCCAGGCGCTGCAGCAGAACGCGAAGATTACCGACCCGAAGCAGATGGCAAAGTCGTTCGAGGCGATCGCGTTTCTCGGCAAGGAAGGCTCGTTCGAGTCGGCGGACATGGCCCGCTGGTTTCCGGTGCTGCTCGCCGAAATGCAGAAGATCGGCATCACCGGGCAGGACTCGGTGACGCAGCTGGGCGCGATGCTGCAGGTGCAGATGAAGACGGCGGGCACCGCGGACGAAGCGGCCAACAACCTCAAAAACTGGTTCTCGAAGATCGGATCCAATGAAACCGCGAACAACTACAAAAAGGCCGGCGTCGACTACGAAGCCAAAATGCGTGAAGCGATCGGCAAGGGCTGGTCGACGCTCGAGGCTTCCTTCGTTCTCGCGCGTGCGTATATCGAGCGTACCGACCCGGCCAGGGCGAAGCAGCTTGCCGACGCCGCAACGCGCATAAACGGCGAGGCCGACCCGGACAAACGCCGCGCGCAGATCGCCGCGTTCGAGGACACGATGAAGACGGGCGACCTCTTCAACGACATGCAGGTGAAGGCGGCGCTCACCGCGTACCTGCAGAACGCGGACCTCTACCAGAAGCTCAAGCGTGAGTCGGCGCAGGCGAGCGGCGAGATCGCGAAAGATCTCGCCGACCGGCGTGATGCGTCGAAGCAGGTCTGGAGCGAAGTCGGGCAGCAGTGGAACGATGCGATGCGCAGCATCGGCGATGCGTTGCGGCCCGTGACTGACGCCGTCGGGCACGCGGCGAAAACGGCGGGCGAGGGACTGACGAAGATCACTGATGCGGCGCCGAAAACGACGATGGCGGTCGCCGGCGTCGCGGCGAGCCTGATCGCGTATCGCGGCGCAAAGTCGCTTTTCCAGATCGGTCGCGGTGCGCTCGACCTTGCGCGTGGGTCGATTCTCGTCGCGCGCGGCGGCGCCGGTGGTGCAACCGGCGGGAAGGGCGGCGGCGCAGCCGGTCCCGTTGGCCGTGCGATCGAGGCGCTCGGCGGCGCCGCCGCGTCGGCCGGCGTGCAGCGCGTCTTTGTCGTCAACATGCCGGGCGGCGCTGGCGGGTTCGGAGGCGCCGCCGGTGCGATTGCCGACGAGCTGTCTGGAGCAGGCAAAGGTGGCCCAGTTGGGAATGCGGCTGGTAAAGGCGGGCGGTTTGCCCGTGTGTTCGGCGCGGCCCGTGGCGTCCTTGGTCGCGTCATGCCGTATGCCGGCAAGCTGGCGATGGCGGGCACGGTGCTGAAGCTCGGGCTCGCGGCAAACAATGCGTACGCAGTGGCGACCGGCGACGACACGCGGGCGGCGAAGGCGCAGGGCTTCGCCGGCATCGCCGGCAGTCTCGCCGGGGGCGTGCTCGGCGCGAAGGTCGGCGCCATGATTGGCGCATTCGGCGGGCCGGTCGGCGCTGCGGTCGGCGGTCTCGCGGGCGGGGCGCTGGGAACGTTCGCCGGTGAGAAGGCGCTCGGTGCGGTCGCGAAGCTCGCGTTCTCGCGCAACGACGGCCAGCCGCCTGCGGTGGCCGAAGCGCTCGCGAAAGCGAAAGCGCTTGAGAGGGCGCCGGGTTCCGACAAACCTGTCGCGAAGATCGACCAGCAGAACACCTTTGCGCCGGTTTTTCACGTCACGTTCCAGGGCGAGCCGGGCAGCGACGCGGCGGACCGCTTCCTCGCGAAGGTGTCGCCGCAACTGCAGCGCCTGATGAAAGACGAACTGGCGAAGAACAACCGCTCGGCGATGTTCGACAGCCCTCATCTGTAGGAGGCAGGGTGGATTTCACAAGACAGATCACGCAGGCCGCGACGCAGGCGAGCATCGCGACCGAACGCGTGCGCAACATGAGCCGCGTGTATGAACGCAACCGCGCGGCGAGCGCGAACACGGTGGCGGTGCTGCAGAAGCTCGCCACCGGCAACCTGACGAGCGCCGCGGAACTGTTATCGGGCGCGGGCAGTGCGCTGTCGGTGGCGGGCGATCTGGATCCCAAGGTCGGCACGGTAGTGCGCAGCTTCAACGCGGTGCAGTCGTCGGTCAGCAGCGTCCTGAAAATCGCCACCGCATCGAATCATCCGCTGGTGAAGTCGGCGGCTGACTCGGTGAACGTGGCGCTCGGGGACGTGCGCACGAAGTTCAATGCGTGGGCCGGCATCAGGGAAACGCCGTCACCTGGATCGCTTGCGACATCGACGGGCGCCGGGGCACTGCTGTCGGGCCTGCTCGGCGGTGCAACGGGCGCTACGCCCCACCTGATGACGCTCACGTCTGACGCGGGCGACACATTCCACTTCAACCTGTCGACCGCGGCGTTCGACAAGCTGCGGCGCACCACGAAATACAAGGTCGCGTCGCAGGAGCGTCTGAACCGGCAGGAGGCGCTGCAGGCGGTCAGCCAGGGTGGCGAGACCATCACGCTCTCGGGCGTGGTGTTCGCCGCCTCTGGGCCGGGAGCCAGGCAGATCGATGCGCTGCGCGCAATCGGCGACAGGATGGTGCCCGTGCAGCTCACGACCGGCTACGGCGAGGTGCTCGGCCGCTGGTACCTGCAGGGTGTCGACGAGGAGCAGGAGGCGCTGATGTCAGACGGCGCTCCGCGCAAGCAGACCTTCAGCCTGGAGTTCGGCCGCTATGGCGAAGACTATAAGAACCTCTGACGGCGACGTGCTCGACGAGCTCTGCTACGCGTTCTATGGAGCGCTCGCGGGTGTGGTCGAGGCGGTGTACGAAGCCAATCCGGGGCTCGCGGCACGCACGCAGCCGTTTGCCGCGGGAATCCTCATCACGCTGCCCGATCTCGACGTGCAGCGTGATGAACCGGTCCAGCTCTGGACATAGGAAAGACTTATGCAGGCCATTTTCCAGATCGTCGCGAACGGCGACGACATCACGCGCGTGATCCAGGATCGCGTGCTGCGCATCCGGACAGTGGACAGGCCGGGGCTGGAGTCGGACGAGTGCGAGATCGAGCTCGACGATCGCGACGGCCGGATCCAGTTCCCGCCCAAGGGCGCCACGCTCAAAATCTCGCTCGGCTGGAGCAGCAGGGGCCTGTCGTTCCTGGGCGAGTACGCGGTCGACGAGGTTGCGCTCAAGGGTCCGCCCGCGTCCGTGGTGATCCGCGGCAAGCCAGCGAACATGCGCGCCACCGCGAAGACGCACCGGTACGGCAGCTGGGAGAACGTGAAGCTCGCGGACATCGTCGGCGACGTGGCCCGCCGCAACCGGTGGACGGCCGCATGCGGCGTCGACGCGCCGGTGCCGCGTGCCGACCAGTTCGGCGAGAGCGATCTGCACTTCATCACGCGTCTTGCCCGACAGCATGGTGCAACGGCGACGGTGAAGGCGGGCAGGCTGATCGTCGCGGGTCGAGGCGCCGGCCGGAGCGTGAGCGGCAAACCGCTGCCCACGATTACGCTGACGCCCGACATGCTGCTCGACTATGAAATCACGTTTCCCGATCGCGCGAGCTTCGTCGCCGTGCGCACGAAGGTGCATGACACGAAGACCGGCATGAAGATCGATCTCACGATCCCGAATCCCGATGCGCCGCCCGGTGCAGCCGCGGTGCACACCGAGCGGCATGCGTTTGCAAGCCCCGAGGCCGCGAAGGCCGCCGCGAACGCCCGCCTGCAGAAGCTGAATCACCACACCGCGAAAAGCACGATGACGATGACTGGCCGGGCCGATGTCGCGGCCGAGAAGACCGTCACCCTGAAGGGCTTCAAGAAGGAGGCGGACGGCGATTTCCTCGTCGAGTCCGTCACGAACACCTACGCGGGCCGAAGCTGGGAAACACAGGTCGAGCTGAACGCCGGTAACAGGGGCAAGGCGAAGGTCGGGCACGGGAAAAAGAAGAGCAGGAAGATCAGTCTCGTGGTGCCGGCGCCGCCGCACTGACGCGATCGACAGAAGACAAGAACCAGCAGGACAGCAAGCAGCACGACAACGAACCGCCCGCACTTCACGCGAGGCGGTTTTTTATTGGACGGACGGGGTCGATGGGTGAACAGCACAACAACGATCTGGCGGTGCAGATCGCACGTTTCGGCGAGCAGCTGCGCAGCGTCGCGGCAAGCCTCGAGGACATCAAGACATCGGTGCAGCCGGTCGCCGCGCTCGATCGTGCACTCGCGCAGATGTCGATCCACAACCAGAACGCGCGCAAGGACATCGAGCTGCTGTGGGCGCGTGTGGATGAGGGAAAGAAGGAACGCGACGCACTCGAGGCGCAGATCGGTGGCGTCGACGACCGGGTGGCGGCGATGAAGAACACGGCGAGGGGCGCGATGTGGGTGCTCGGGATCGTGCTTGGCATCGTCCAGACCTTCCTGGTGGGCTCGATCGTGTGGGTGTTCACCCATATCAACGAAGGCGACATCCTCAACCGGTTGCAGCAGCAGCGCCTCGAGGTGCTGGAGCAGACCATGACCAGAGAGACCAGACAGGGAACGAAACAATGACACTTGACGAAAAAATTGATGCGCTGATCGGCCGCGAGGGCGGCTACTCGAACAATGCGCTTGATGCCGGCGGCGAGACGATGTGGGGCGTGACCGCCGCGGTTGCCCGCGCGTTCGGCTATACCGGCGCGATGCGCGACATGCCACGAACGACCGCCGCACAGATCTATCGCAGCCGCTACTGGCAGCAGCCGAAGTTCGATCTGGTCGACGCGGTCTCGCCGGCGCTCGCGGGGAAGCTGTTCGACATTGGCGTGAACGCCGGGCCGGCGACAGGCGTGCGCTTCCTGCAGCGTGCGCTGAATGTGCTGAACCAGAACCAGCGTGCATTCGCCGATATCGCCGTCGATGGTGGCATCGGCGCCATGACGATCGCGGCGCTGAAGGCGTTTCTCGCGGCACGCGGCGCGGACGGCCATCGGGTGCTGCTGGGCATGGTGACCGCCCAGCAGTCCGTCTATTACATCGAGTGCGCAGAAAAGCGCGTGGAGAACGAAACGTTCGAATACGGCTGGCAGCTCAACCGTGCCTTGGGGGTGAGCGCATGATGGATGTCCTGAAAAATATAGCGCCGTGGCTCGTCACGGCATTGACGGGCGGCGTACCCGGTATTGCTGCGATGGCCGCCTCGGCGATCGCCGGCAAGCTCGGTCTCACCGATGGTTCAGTTGACGCGGTCAAGGCGGTGCTGACCGGCCAGCAGATGACGCCCGAGCAGCTGCTCGCGCTGAAGCAGGCCGACGACGACTTCGCGCTGAAAATGCGGCAGGCGGGTTTCACGCATGCGGAGAACATGGCCGGCATCCAGGTGCAGGCTGACCGGGTGGCGGCCGACGATCGCGCGAGCGCACGCAACTTTGCGGCGGCGGAGCACGACCATACGGCGCGCAACCTGGCCTATATGTATACGGTCGCGCTCTTTGCCGTGATTGGCCTCGAGTTCCTGCTGGCGGCCAGACAGATCCGGCTCGACGACGGTGTGATGCGTGCGCTCGATACGCTGTTCGGGATTCTGATCGCGATGGTGCTTGGCTCGAAGGAATACTTCTTCGGGTCGTCGTCGCGCGCGGACAGGCAGGCTGCGGCGATTACGCAGTTTGCGGTGTCGCCGGATACGGTGGTCTCGCGGGCGCAACTGCCCGGCGAGGGCGATGCACGATAGGTCGCTTTCTCCACAGCACATCACTCATGTAGCCGTCCATCGCGGGCGGCCAAAGTCACTCAGACCGCGCATCACCGCGCGGGAGAAGACAGGGCGACGTCAGGCATGTTCGCGCATTCCCGACGCCACCTTTCCACTGAGTCAGCCAGTGAATTAGCCAGGGCCCTGACACCTACCGGTAGGCGGGCCGAATTCTAACTTAAAAAAGAAAAGGCAATTCCAGATATGGCAAATCCTATCGTTCCATGGATCGGCGGCAAGCGCCGCCTCGCGGACCATCTCATTCCGCGGTTTCCTGAGCATGACTGTTACGTCGAGGTTTTCGCAGGCGGGGCCGCGTTGTACTTCATGCGGCCGCCGGCGAAGGTCGAGGTGATCAACGACATCAACGGCGAACTGGTGAACCTGTACCGCGTCGTGCAGCATCACCTCGAGGAGTTCGTGCGCCAATTTAAGTGGGCGCTCACCAGCCGGCAGGTGTTCAGATGGCTGCAGGACACGATCCCGGAAACGCTCACCGATATCCAGCGGGCGGCCCGCTTCTATTACCTGCAGCAGAACTGCTTCGGCGGGAAGATCGAGGGGCAGTCGTTCGGCACGGCGACGACCACGCCGCCGGGACTGAACCTGTTGCGGCTCGAGGAGACACTGTCGGCCGCACACCTGCGCCTGTCCAACACATTCGTCGAGCGGCTCGACTGGAAGGCGTGCATCGACAAGTACGACCGGCCGCACACGCTGTTCTATCTGGATCCCCCGTACTGGGAGACGGAAGGCTATGGCGTGCCGTTTCCTTACTCCGAATACCTTGAGATGGCGGCCCGCTTGCGATCATTGAAGGGAAGGGCGATCGTCAGCCTAAACGATCATCCGGATATTCGCCGCGCATTCGAGGGGTTCCACATTGAGACGGTGGACATCAGGTACACCGTGGGCGGTGGAGGGCGGGAGGCCGTGCGCAAGGAGGTGATTATTTTCAGTTGGGATGATGCGGCACAACCGGCAGGGCTTTTCTGATTTGCCGAACGACCGCCGGCTTCAGTGACGGGCGACCTTGCGTAAGCGGGTTCCCCGCCAGCACTTTTGCGCGGATTCGGGCAATGGCGCATACCCCGGCTGCGGTTCCAACGTCGTTAGCCCTTCAGCGCGTCAAGTCAGTCCGAACTGGCCAGCTTCGGCGTCTTATGGAGCTCGACCCACTGCGCGGGGATCTGCTCTGGCGGTATGTCGAGGCGGCGCAGCCAGGATTCGCTGGCGAGGGTCGTACTGAGCAATGGCTCAGTGCTGCTCAACGTTCCGTCCTGCAGGGCGTCGGCCGTCGTGGCGACGATGGGGCGCAGCGCTTCATTGAGTAGGACGTAAGCGGGCGGCGGTGCCGGGGGCTTGCCTGCACCTGCTGATACGCCGGTTTGAGGCGCGGCACCGGCTTGAATGATCAGACCGCCGTCTCCAAACGAACGACGCCCGAACCAGTCAGGCGGGAGCGGCAGCCTTTGGGGGCCGCCAACTTTTTGCAGCAGTTCTGCATCAAGCGCTGTGAGCCAATCCACTGTTTTGATGCGATCGGTCATATCGCGCACGTCCGTCCGCATCGGATCACCGACGTCCAGACCGGGCCCATACTGCTGTGCCAGGAAATATTCGCTCGCCTCGTTCGGTTCGCGACCCATGGGGGGAACGTTGACGGCATACCCGGCGTGCCCATGCACGGTCGGCACAGCGTTGGAAAAATCCGAAAACAGCGTCTGAAATGTGCCAGGGCGCAACTCCAGGAAGCGTCTCGGTACCGTGAAAACGAGGGCGTCCAGGCCGCCGCCACCAACCTTTGATTGCCACGCGTCGATGCAGAAAACAGAGAATTCAAAGAAGCCCGTTGCAAGTTTGTGATCGGCGCTGGTGATCGTCACTGAAAACACCTCGTCGGCAGAGACGGTTTGGGCCACTCGATCGAAACCGGGCGCTTTCTCGAACGCGACGGGTTGCTTGCCATCCTGATAGAACCAGTGCAGCGGCACAGTCCTTGATTTCGCATGACCGGCGGCCTCGTCAACCAAGCGTTGATATGTCTCGATCTCGGTCTGGTACTGCTCGAAGCAGCGAGCTAGCGCCTGGCGTACCAGCGGCGTGTGACCGTCGCGGAAGTACAGTGCACCGCGCACGACCAGGGCTGCGCCTACAATGCCTTTCTGGTAACGCGGTTCAAGAAGTCCAAAGGGCAGGGTGTCTGATCGTCGTGGATCGTTGGCCCAGGCTGCAAGTTCTTCGTTTGTCATCGTGTTGATCAGGGGAATGCTGGGATGGGCGGCAACGGTGGCAGGGCAGGGGGCAGCGAGCTACCCGATCCACCGGGCAGGTCCGATCCAAAAATGTCCTTTGCTGACTGTGACTGTGTTGACTGCGCGGGCTGCTCGTCCGACTCATCGTCGCCGCACCCGCAATCTGCAGGAGTCATTGTCACAAACTTCTTCGAGCTGCCAGCGATCCGAATGTAATCGGTCCGCTGTCCTCTGTTCATGTCGTCGGGAGGGAACTTCATTTCTACAACGGTCCGAATGTTGGATTGCTCGGGAGGTAGCGATGGGTCGTTGACGATCACTACATCGGGACGTCGAATATTGCCTTGCCCTTTCACCTCCTGATACGCATCGTTTCCACCCGGCCAGTATTTTCCGATCCATGCCGGAATGAACGAGTGCGACTCGAGGGGGCTCGTCGAACTCATGATCGGTACCGGTGGTGACGGCGGCACGGGGCGCATATCGTAAGAGACCTCCGGCCGGTATTCCGTGGGGTTACCGGACGTGGCAGTGGACACGGCGTTGGCCGCGTTCAGCCGCTGCGCGACGCAAGATTGCTTGCGTATTTTGCCATCGACGGTGGCGACCCCGATGCGGTTGCACTTGCACATCGCATTGCACAAGACTTTCTTGTCTTTGGGCGACAGACGTCCGTTCAATCCCACTTGGGTGGTTCGCCCGTCGCCTGCCGCCATCCCGCCGTTCGCGGAGCTGGGCGTGTAGCCGCTCATGCTTCGCCCTCGCTCCCAGGATGGCTGAACGTGAGCGACGATGCCTCGTGGCCGTCGAGCCAGTCGGTGAAACCATTGCTATCGGTCGTGCCCTGCACCGTTCGGCCATCCGCTGCGGTCATGGTGTATGGATGTCCGCTCACCGGTTGACGAGTGTTGTCGTCCAGTACCTGAAAGCGCCCACGGTAAGAGGCTTCCGACGTGGCATCGTTCGCTTGGTACGCCTCGCTCTTGACGCCGCCGGCAGACCCACCGGGGCCGCTGGTGGGGGATGCCGTGGCCGTCGATTGCGTGGCAATAAGCGAGGCACCGCATGCGGTTTTGTCGCCCTCGAACGCGACCGGGCGCCCGTCGAACGTCATTCCCATGCGTTTGACATCAACGATTGGGTAGACGCCACCACACTTGGGGCACGAGACCATGTCACCCAGAAGAGCAAGAGGGCGACCGTCCACCAAGTTCGTCGCGGTACACGCGAGCACGCGTCCCCCGTGCGAGGTAGAGTCGCCTTCCCGTATGATTGCAAAACCCATACCGCATAACCTCTCGAAGTTTTGTCTGATGAATGTAGCATGAGTTGAATAACCGCCTGAATCGCTCCGTCCGGTTTGGGATATTTCTGGTTATTCTAAGTTTGCTCGGAGTCCGGGGAGCGTGATCAATATGGGTGATGCGGTGCTTCATTAGTCGGCCAGATCTCAGCTTCCGGCCAAGAAGCGCCATTCACACGGCGCCGCTGAGCGGCCGAACATCTGTCTTCTGCAGACGATCAAATTTTTACTTCATTGCCTCTCGCAGACAGTTGCCGACGCTACACGATGTACAAAGAGTCAAGCCAATTCTCTGGCCTAAAATTCAGTGCTATGTGACACAATTCTCGGTCACGATTAGTCTTTCCACGCGCACAAGTCCTGGAGAACGCTCAATGGTCGTCGCAGGTGTTTTCTTAAAAGCAAATTTGGCGAGATTCGTCACCCTTACCGGTAGCCGAAAATCTCATTTACCCGTAGGAAGCCGCTTCAACAAGCTGGAGCTGATGAAGAACCCCATGCAGGACGATGTGGAGGTCTTCGTGCAGGCTGTTAAGGCGTTCTGTGCTGAACACTCGATAGACAAGATAATGGTTAATCGCCGAGCGACTTCCGGTCAAGGCGCTGGTGGCGCCGGGACGTTCCTTATCGAGGGTGTTTTGCTTGCGACATCGCCTGTGCCCTTGGTGTTTGCGCACAGTGCAACCGTCGCTGCCACAGAACGGAAAGAGTCGGCACTTAAGACTCACCGCCCCACAACCGCCGATCTCGGCAAAGCCTACGACTTGGCTTACGAAGGTTTGAACTGAGCTATGCCTTGTGATACTTCGGATATGCCGGACGAAGCGAAAAGTGCACTCAAGCAATTTCCTGAATTCGAAATTGCGTCTTTTAATGATTCGGGTGCCAATGGCTACGTCCTCATTGGTCGACACACGTTGTTACAGAAAGAAGTTGCCATCAAGATTTATTTCCATGGTGAAAACGATATCGATCAAGAACCGGCTATCATCGCAAAGATTAACCACGAAAACGTCTTGAAGGTTTTTGACGCCAGAAAGGTTCGAAAAGACTGTTCATACTTCATGATGCCGGCTGCGAGTGAAGGCGATCTTTCTAAATATTTGGATACCTATTTCGTTTCCCTTCCACTTTCACATAAATTGCTTTGCCAGCTGTTGTCTGGAATTGCGGATCTACACAGAAAACCGAACTTACTGGTCCATCGCGATTTAAAACCTGAAAATTTACTCGTGCATGACGACACCATTTTGATCGCAGACTTTGGTTCTGTTCGGCGAATTGACGAAAAAACAGGTGTTGCTCCCGCCTCCATGCACAGCATACTTTATCGGCCGCCTGAGGCTTTCGGGGAGGGAGCCTTTTTTAATTTTTCTTCTGACATATATCAAGCGGGAATGATAGGTTTTTTGCTGTTTGGGGGAAAATTATCAAACGACTTGCTTTCTTATATAACGAATAAGCAAAAGGCAACCCTTGCCGGCATTCAAGGCGACTATGAGAAATCAAAATACGTTGACTCCTTAATTCAAGAAAAGATTGTCCGCGGTGGTCTTTTGGACTTCAGTACGTTACCGTTTTATATTCCAAAGTCTATCAAGCGCGTTCTGAAATCTGCCATATCACCAATTGAAAAGAGGTACACAACAGTAAGCGAATTCTTGGCTGATCTATCGCGGTTGAGGAACCACTTGCCGGATTGGACGATGCGCAAGAAAGCAGTTCTTCTGCGTAACTGGAAGGGAGTGGACTACCGGCTCCCTCACGACGAGGCAGCGGTCTATAAGCGAAGAGCAGGAGCCGAGAATTACCGACGTGACAACAGCTATGTAGGCAACAGCCATACCGGCTTGCTCACGCAAATGAAGGATCGATTGGGCCTGCCCTGATCGTCTAGGATTACTTTCAAGGCGAACCGCCTACGCTCGAACGTCCAAATCAAAATGAGAACTGCCCTTCGCGCCTTGATCGCGTGTGTCGACTTCGGGTCGCGTGCTGCCGATCGAAGCCTGACGAGGTTGAAGCTGCATATACCGATTGTATGAGGCAGCACGCGGCCATCTTCAGTCGTTGGCCATCGCCTTGACATGGACGTTCGAACGTCACTTTCGCCGTTGGCAAGGGACATTCGAGGACCGATGGGCATCGGCGCAACTTCAAGCGGTGCGGAAGTTCACTCAGCTTTCATAGCCGATGAGATAGACAGCCAAAGCCAAAACCCTCCCCAAGGCGAAGTGGGAACGGTTGCCCGGCCCTAGGACGCCGCAAATCCCTTCTCAGATACAATCGCTCGCTCCATTAAATCGAACTTACTCCCATGACCGCGCTCTCGTTTCCAGAAATCCGCACCCGTTTGCAGGCGTTCGCGAAGCAATGGAAACAAGCGGAGCGCGAGAACGCCGACGCAAAGTTGTTTTGGGCGCGGTTTTACGAATGCTTCGGCATCCGCCCGGAATCCGCGACGATCTACGAAAAGGCGGTGGACAAACTTGATGGCTCGCGAGGCTTTATCGACTCGTTCATCCCAGGCGTGTTAATCGTGGAGCATAAGAGCAGGGGCAAGGACCTAAACTCGGCTTTCACCCAGGCGTCTGATTACTTTACGGCGCTGGCTGAAGGTGAGCGCCCGCGCTATATCATCGTGTCGGATTTCGCCCGGTTCCGGCTGTATGACTTGAAAACCGACACGCAGGCAGAGTGCAAACTCGCGGACCTCCAGAAGCACGCCGGCTGGTTCCGGTTCCTGGTGGAGGGTGACGCCGCGCCGGACATCGTCGAGGAGTCCCCGATCAACCGGCAGGCTGCGTACGCCGTGTCGAAGTTGCACGAGGCCTTGTTGCAGGCGAACTTCCGTGGCCGCGACCTAGAAGTGTTCCTGACGCGGCTGCTGTTTTGCTTCTTCGCCGACGATACCGGCATCTTTGGTCAGGACGGCATCTTCCGTCTGTACGTCGAAGCCACGCGCGACAACGGCCGTGATACCGGGCAAAGCCTCGCGATCCTGTTCGACGTGCTGGACACGCCAGACAACCAGCGTTCGTCCAACCTGGACGAGCACCTGGCCGCGTTCGCCTACATCAACGGTTCGTTGTTCTCCGAGCGCACGCGCATCCCGTCGTTCGACGCGGACATGCGAACTCTGCTGGTGAAGGCCGCGGAACTGGACTGGAGCGGGATCAGCCCCGCGATCTTCGGGGCCATGTTTCAAGGCGTGCTGGAAGCCCACACGCCGGACGAAAAGCGCCAGGCCAGCCGCCGGGAACTTGGCGCGCACTACACGTCGGAACGCAACATTCTGCGCGTCATCAAACCGTTGTTCATGAACGACTTGCGCGCCGAGTTTGAGAAGGCCCGCAAGAGCAAACCTCGGTTGCAGGCTCTGTACGACAAGTTGCCAACGCTCACGTTCTTCGATCCGGCGTGCGGCTGCGGCAACTTCCTTGTGATCGCGTACAGGGAACTCCGCCGCCTGGAGAACGACGTGATCGCGGCGCTGTTCGTTGATTTTGGTCAAGGTCCTGGCCTGCTGGACGTGTCCACGCTTTGCCGGGTACGGGTCAATCAGTTCTACGGCCTGGAAATCGACGACGCGGCGGCGCACATTGCCCGCGTGGCGCTGTGGATCACCGACCACCAGATGAACCTTGAATCGGCGGATCGCTTCGGCAACACTCGGCCGACGGTGCCGCTGGTTGATGCCCCGCACATTCACAAAGAGAACGCGCTGCGCGTCGATTGGGCGTCGATCCTGCCGCCCGCGCAATGCTCGTACGTGATGGGGAACCCGCCGTTCGTCGGCAAGACGTACCAGAATGCCGATCAGAAAGCCGACATGGCAGCAGTATTCTCCGGCGCGAAATCGGCGGGCGTCCTCGATTACGTGGCCGCGTGGTACATGAAGGCGCTGGGCTATATCAAAGCCAACCCAGCCATCGACGTGGCGTTCGTCTCGACCAACTCGATTGTGCAGGGCGAACAAGTGGCCGCCCTCTGGCCCGCGTTGCTGCACGGTGGCGTGAACATCCGCTTTGCGCACCGAACGTTCAAATGGAACAACGAGGGCAAGGGTAACGCGGCCGTGCATTGTGTGATCATTGGATTTGGTCTACGCGAACCCGACCAACGAACGATCTTTGATTACGGCAGCAACATCAAGGCCGACGACGCCCATGTGATCGCCGCCAAACATATCAACCCGTATCTGGTTGATGCGACCGACGCTGTCTTGATGAACCGCCGTGCGCCAATCTGTCCGGTCAGTCAAATGGTGTACGGCAGCAAGCCGACCGACGGCGGGCACTTGTTGTTGTCCGACGAGGAAAAGGCGCACCTTCTGGACATTGAGCCCAAAGCCGAACAATGGATCAGGCCGTTCCTTGGCGCAGAAGAGTTCATCAACGGGCAAACGCGTTGGTGTTTGTGGTTACAAGGTATCTCTGCGACTGACCTTCGTGCAATGCCGGAAGTGTACAAGCGGGTGCAGTCGGTCAAGGCGATGCGACTGGCCTCGGCGAAAGTGCCCACGCAGGAAAGCGCCACCACCCCGTTCTTGTTCCAGGAAATCCGGCAACCTTCGACGCCCTACCTGCTGGTGCCCAGCGTCTCGTCCGAACTACGCGAGTTTGTCCCGGTCGGATTCTTGTCGCCGAACGTGATCGCCAGCAACCTGGCGTTGACGATCCCGGATGCGACGCTGTTCGACTTTGCGATGATGAACAGCACCATGCAGAACGCGTGGATGCGCGCCGTCTGTGGTCGCTTGAAAAGCGACTACCGCTATTCCGCCTCCATCGTCTACAACAACTTCCCGTGGCCGGAACCGATGGACGCGCATCGCGCAGCAATGGAGGCAACCGGGCGCGCGATCCTGGATGCTCGCGCGAAGTCACCGGACTCCACGCTGGCCGACCTGTACGATCCCGTGGCGATGCCCCTGGAACTTCGCAAGGCCCACACGGCGAACGACCGCGCTGTTGACGCTGCGTACGGGTTCAAGGGCGACAAATCTGACGCAGCGCGCGTTGCATTCCTGTTCGACCTGTACGGCAAGTTGACGAGCCTTCTTCCGCCAGAAAAGCCCAAGGGCGCGCGGAAAATCAGGGCGTAGCCGAACGAGTGGCTTGGACGCCCTTGGATATCCGCAGCCTCCAGCCGCAGACCACTGGAAAAGTGAAGTCCCGTGGTGCGGCAGCACCACGTTTTTGCTCCATCGTTGAAAGCTCACAGAAGCGACGGAATAGCTGGCCGTTGCGCAAATTCGACGACCGGTGTTGTTGGAAGCAGCCCTTGGCGCAAAGTTGGGGCAGACGACCGAAGTGGGTCGTACTGAGCCGTTCAAAGTTCCGTCTTTCATGCGATCCGTGACGACAAGCCGGCGGCGGTTCATGCCACCAGGCGATGCTCGTAATAAGGTCGTTCCCGGTCGTCAAGAATGGCGTATTGCGCCGCCAGGTTGGACGGATCAGGACTGAGCCACGCGTCGAGGTTCGCCGGCCTGATCGGAATGATGCAGCGCTCGTGACCGGCTGCGGCGACTTCCGGCGGCGGATCATCTGTGATCGCGGCAAACGACCACAGATCGGGTTCGCCCGGTATCGCCGTGCGCGTCCACAGGCAGGCGACCAGCAGCGGTTGTGGCGGTGACGGGTCGAACTGAACGACAACATTCTTCCCGTCGCGCTCGACGTTCTCGTAGAAACGGTTGACGATCAGGATGCCGTGGTTGTAGCCGAACAGCGTCGCCCATACGTGTTTCAGGCTGTCCAGCCGGGCGTTGTACGTGCCCGGCTTGTCCCTCTCCATCTGCTCGGTCCAGCCGGGTAGCCGGCAGCGGTAACGCATCGGCACCACAACGCGCTGGCCGTCCTGAACGATCAGGACCGGCGCGTACCAGCCTGGATAGATCCGTGAATCTGCCTCTACCGGGACGGTGCGCGCCAGTTCAGCCAGCCGGCGCACCGCAGCGTCGATCTTGGCGGTCGCGATCCGCCTGCTTTCGGTGGCGGCCTTGGTCGGCTTCCTTTCAAGCGCACGCTCGGCGTCGGCGAGCCTGGCTCGCTGCCGGAGCAGTTCCTCCTCGAGTGCCGTTTTCGACCACGCGTTGTATTCGGCAATCAGCGCCCGGATGCGTTGCTCTTCCGCGGTCCCGCCATCAGAAAACGCCGCATCCATTGCCATCGGCGTTTTGAGGTTGCTTCCGTTGCGTCGCCAGTACAGATCCACGAACGCGCGCAGGCTCATCGCAGCGCCGAACATCCTGACGTACTTCCGGTAGTCCGCCTCAATCTGGGCCGAATAGCACATTGAATACCTCCAGTGGACTTTCCAATGATAGTGCCAGATGCAACCGGCAGAATCCTGGATATACTGTACATCCATACAGGTATTGAAACCAGTAACCATGCGTCCCCGTCGCCCCCTCACCGCCGCAGAACTGGCCGAAATTTATGACCGGAATCCGACGCCAGCGGTGTTGACGCTGCTCAGGGAAATACACCGGCTGCGCGCGATGATCATGCGCGCCGATCAGGTTCGGAAGATGATCGCCGACAACGGCCGGCCACATCTGGCGGGGGCGGTATGGGAGTGTTTCGAGCGGGAGCTGGATGCGGAACCGTGCCTGACTGACCCACCTACGCCACGCCAGCAGGAATTCACCGCGCAGCGAAAGCGCATGATTGAAGAGTGGCAGAAGAATGGCCGAAGGAGATGAAGCGATGCTCGTCGACGAACTGATCGGATCGCACCTCGACTACTGGGTAGCCCAGGCCGAGCAGCGCAACACTGACGTCCCCATGCAGGGTCCGGCGCAACCGGTGCGCCGGTTTTCAATGGATCCCGCGTTGGCGCAGCCGATTATCGAGCGTGAGCGCATTGTCGTCGGGATGATCCACGACGCCGAGTTGGGAGTTCAGGCGGTGGCGTGCGTCGGGACAATAACGCCGGGCGGGGTAAGGTCCGAGGACGGCCGGTACTGGCTGGGCGACTCCGGGTTGCAAGCCGCGATGCGTTGTTATGTCGGCATCAACTACGGGGCGATCGTCGTTTGAATGCCAGGCGTCGCTGAGTCTTGCGGAAACCCACCAGAAGCTGTGCCGTAGCAGCGGGGCATCAGGCGGCGGCAGGAGGTCCGCTCGATGATTTTCAATTTGCGTCAACGGCAATGAGCCCCCTCCATGCCATGCTGGCGCGAGTAGGGGCACAATGATCAAACCCACGGGTGCCTGCACCGCAGGTGTGAAGGTGCGCATCACTCGCCAGCGTATGGTCGGAAAAATCGCCCGACACAGTGGCGCGGACACAGCAGCCGGAGTAACGCCCGGCCGCCCGTGGCATTCGACGGGGCGCCCGGGAAAATTTTCGAGACGTGCTCTCGGCCAGAAGCTGTCGCATGTCCTCACGATTTCAACGGCTGTCTCCAGCACGTAAGCTGCCATTCGCCTACAAATCGCCTCGCTTTGAGGTGAACAGCCTTGCAACTCTCAGCAGAGTCTCGCGACCTGCCGACAAGCCAGGAAGTCCGCTAGAATGACCAGACTTTCCTCACACTTAACAGCTACTCGGAGAAACTGTCGGTTGTCGCGCGCGTAGGAGACACCACCGCTTGCTTATTTCGAGGATAGGAACGACACGGCCAGACGAGATACAAGATCGGTCTCCGCGAACTACGCGCGCCTCGACGGGTGATGACCGTAGCTGAGCCACTGATGACCGCACCGAGAACAAAGAAGAACGCTTCAACCGCGCGCCCGTCAATTAGCCCGGCATTCGAGCTTGCTCTTTGCGCCGAGGTGAGTCAGGCATGCCCCAATTGCGGGGAACCCTTGTTTGTCTCGAAAAGGGGGCGCCGCTACCGGGATTACGAAATTGCGCACATCTATCCGCTCAATCCAACGGACGATGAGAGTGATCTATTGAAGAATGAGCAGAAGCTATCTAGCGATCCCAATCACGAAGATAACTTAATCCCGCTCTGCTTCAGCTGCCACAATATTTTCGATAATCCCAAGACAATCGAAAACTATCGAGAACTGGTCGCGAAGAAATCGGTGCTGATCAAACAAAAGAAACAAAATGACGTATTTTTTCAATTTCAAATTGAGAAAGATATTGCGGGCATCATTGCCTCGCTATCCTCAGATAATGTGCACTTCGAAGCGTCGACCACACTCGAAGCTAAGCGGGTCGACGACAAGCTCGGAAACAACATGCCGCCGCTGACAAAGCAGAAAATTAAGAATGACGTCATTTCGTTCTATTTATTTGTGAGAGAACGCTTTGCGGATCTTGAGCGCAGCGATCCCGGCAAGGCCATGCTAATCGCGACACAGGTTAAGGCGTTCTATCAAAAACAAAAACTCGTCACTTCAAATAAGCAGGAAATATTTGACAACACCGTACAATGGATACGCAGAAAGCACCCAGCCACGTCTAATCAGGCTGCTGAGGTAGTCGCCGCCTTCTATATTCAAAACTGCGAGTTATTCGAATGATTACGCCGAATAAATTTATTTCTTTCGACCAATCTGTGCTCGCTAAACTGCCTGCAATGCGCATCGGTCAGAAGACGATTGGCATTCGCGACTTCTACATGACGGTTTCGGGTGCGTTTGAAAGCGTTGACGAGTTTATGTACGCCCTCGACGTGCTCTACATCCTGAACGAGGTAAATGTGAACTTTGATCTGAGAACCGTCACCTATGTTGACTGAAATCCGCTCTCCCCAGTTTCGCGCCGGAAAGATTTCTTTCCATGCAGGGCTTAATGTGGTTCTTGGAGACAAAAACGCAACTAATTCGATTGGAAAGTCAACGGCACTAATGGTCGTCGATTTTGTTTTTGGAGGTGACTCTTTTCTAGAATTCAATAAGGACGCCGTCGATGCATTAGGTCATCATCACTATGACTTTAGCTTTCAATTCGGAAAATCAGCATTTCATTTTCAACGACAGACGATAAATCCAAAAGTAATTTTTCGTTGCGACGCTGAATTTAGGGTTATCGAAGACGTCGAAATCAAGGACTTCACGGCCTGGTTAAAGGAAAGCTATCTAGGCCAGCGACATGATATAACGTTCCGCCAGATGGTGGGCCTGTTTTCGCGCGTTTGGCCCAAACCAAACGTGACCAATGTTCGTCATCCACTGCACGTAATTCCGACTCAGAACTCGTCTGAGTGCGTTGGAAATCTAATCAAGTTCTTCGGTCGCTTTGGCGAGATAGCTGCCGCGCAGTTGGCCGCTGCAAAAAAAGAGTCCGAAAAGAAAGCACTTGATACCGCTTTCAAGTATTTGATCGTAGAGAAGATCAACAAATCACGGCATGCTAAAAATGTTGTTGAACTCGAGACCATTCGAGCAGAAGTGGAAGCGATCAAGGCGGAGATTGCAAAATTCGCTTTGAATATCCGCGAAGTCATTGACAAGGATCTGCTGGAGCTCAAGAAATCGAAGGACGTGCTGCTAGAGCAAAGATTTAGTGTTCGCGCGAAGCTTCAACGAACGGAGCGAAATCTAAAGGAAAGCAAGTTTATTCGAAGCAAGCAGTTTGAGGCGCTCCAAGAGTTTTTTCCTAATGTCAACAGCGAACGGATCGCGGATATCGAGCTGTTTCATAGCTCGCTCGCGGGTGTTTTGAAAGCTGAGCTCAAAGAAACGGAGGAAAATTTGCGGGCTCAACTGATTTCGGTAGAATCTGCCGTTTCGGAAATCGATACAAAGATATCAGATCGATTGAAAAATTATGACAATCCTACCGCACTCATCGAGCGAGTATCGTCACTTTCCGAAAAATGGAACAAGCTAAGGCGTGAAAATGAGCATTTCGAGAAACAAGAGAATTTGCGCTCGCAGCTCGAAACGTTGAGGTCGGCTCTATCGGAACTGAAGACCAAAATACTAAATGACATACAAGCACGGATAAACGATAAAATAGAGAACATTGTAGCGCGCGTATATGGTCAGGATGCGAAATCGCCCGCGCTCAATGTGAGTGAGAGTAATTACGTATATCAGATCGTAGACGATACGGGAACGGGTAAAGCGTATTCGAATTTGGTCATATTTGATCTGGCCATCTTTCACTTGACGGATCTGCCAATTCTGATTCACGACTCGCCCCTTTTTAAGAATGTGGAAAATAGCGCCGTTGCGAAGCTCGTGGATGAGTATTGCCAATTTGATCGGCAGACCTTCATCGCGTTGGACGAGGTCGAGAAGTACGGCCCCGAAGCCGCGGCGACGCTGCGACGGCTGAGCGTGCTCAATCTCGACGACACCCATGTGCTGTATGTGAGGGATTGGCGGAAGAAGTAGTCGCCGCGCGCGACCCTACGTCGACGCACTGTCGCTGTGTTCGAGCGAGCTTGAAGCGTGAGCGCACGCCTAAAGCAACTCTATGTTTGCCGCCGATAAATACAGACCTCTGGCCGCTGTGTGCTGGCGAGCGGACACATGCGCGGGAGGGCCGGGCGACGGCAATGGGCGGACGTGAAATTGATGAGCGTAGGCTATGGCGTAGGCCGTCGCGCAAAGTCTTATCTGGCACGGAGGAGGTACTGCTGCATCAACAGTACGTGAGGCGGGCGACTTCGACTGCTATCAGCAGTCGGCCGGCGTCGAGAGTTGTGGCGCGATTACGCCAAATTTACGCCAAAATCGCTGCGAACCCTTTTTAATAAAGGCTTCCAAGCCTTTTATTGGTCCCCCTGACAGGAATCGAACCTGTATCTAGCGCTTAGGAGGCACTTGTTCTATCCATTGAACTACAGGGAGATGGATATTGGCGATGCGAAAACCGTAGCCTTGCTGCTATTGGCTTCGGCCTTATTCCGTAGGCTTTCCGGCTTTTCTGCTTCTTCCTAAATGAAGCGCCGTGACAGCCTGTGAACCCAGTGTATAGCAGTCTTCGCTGCACTTTTTGCTACAGGTCGATCCTGTAGCAAATGATCTGGCACTGCGTCAGTTTCCAGACGGGTTAAGCACATGGCTTCGATCCTGCCGGTGGGCAGTCGCTGGCGTGCCCAGGTGCACAAGCGAGGGCAGAGTATAGCAAAAACGTTCAAAACTGAATCCGCTGCGGACGCTTGGGCGCGGAAGAGGGAAGCCGAGATCGGCGAGGGGCAGAACGCGGTCGACGCGGCCACCGTGACCGTGGGCGATCTCGTCAGGAAATGCCGACAGGCGCGCGCCGATTCAAAGCGCGCAGTGGTGCCGAAATCGAACGAGCACTACATACTGCAGCGGCATCGACCAGAAGTGGCCGCCCCGACCGGGCACAAGGGCTGGCGCAATCTGAAGCGATACACCAATCTGGACCCGGCTCAGGTCGCGAAGAAAGGACGGTTGAAGCTGGTGAAAGCGGGCTGGATTATCAAGGTCGAAGCGGCGGCTGTCGTCGCTGTAATCCAGCCCGCATAACTTCGCGGGCGCGGACCGATTTCGAATCATTTCTGACGATTTCAGCGCCTCTCGTGTGGTAGCGTTCCACCGCGCTTCCTTTCCTCACAGGAGACAGAATGCCATTCGATAAATCCGTCGCCGCTAGCTACGCGGACGATCACGCGCAATCCCACAGCACCGGCAACTGTGCAAGGTACGTGCGCAAGGCGATAGAAGCCGGCGGCCTCTCGCTGCACCACGCGCACTTCGCCAAGGACTACGGCCCGCTTCTGCAAGCGGTTGGCTTTCGGGAAACAACCGGATCGCCGCAGAAAGGCGACGTGGTCGTGATACAACCGGCGCCCGGACACCCCGCCGGGCACATGGCAATTTTTGACGGCTCGATCTGGGTATCTGATTTCAAACAAACGCATTCCGGCGCGCAAGGCTTCTATCCGGGGCCTGCCTATCGACAGGCACAGCCCTCACACAAGACCTACCGGTACAACTAG